TTTACCACGATGGCGATTCCGCCGCTCCCTGTCGCTGTGCCGTTTTTTTCTACGACCGCGCCGTTCCCGGTATCATACGCAGACTTTCCAGGCGAGTATAGATACCAGCGCAGATCATACGTCGTACTGCTGCCGTCCGACGGGCATCCTGTAAGACGATAGGACCCGTTCGGGATCTTATCGGCCTCTTGATATGGCATGATTACGAATGTCGCCGACGACGTGCTATTATTCGTCCCGTTCGCAGTGACAGTCCCGTCGTCGTTCACTGTAAAAATCACACCGTTGATCGTTTGACTTGTTCCCGTGATCTTTAGCAAATTCTTTGCACCCGCGTCAACAAGTCGCGCGATCGGGGCTTGAACCACCTTATTCTGCACCGGGTTCGTGCTTGTGCTGCTGAGCGCGCTGTCAACATCTGCCGTGTTGAGCTTTTCCGCAAGTGCCGCATCCACCTGTGCCTTTGTATAAGTCGTGCTCTGCGGAGCAGCGGCGTTGGCCTTGTCGATGGCCGCGTTCAGCTCCGAGGCCGAAACATTAAGGTTAAAATCTGCCATTTTGAATCATCTCCTTTCATTGACCATGAACGTAGATGGGTCTGCCGTCCTTGTCGAGGATGTTGACGCTGTTTACGTCCGTGAGTTGTCCGTAGCCTGTCGGTTTAACGCCCTTGCCCTTGATGTACATCTCCGAGGGCTTGACAGTAGAGGCCATGTCGAGAACGTTAGCGCCGTTTACCGTGGGTATCGTCACACCCGCCTGTGCGAAGCTGATGGTGTCGGCGTAGTCGCCGATCTTCATCAGCGGCTCGTTTACGACGGCAGTCTCCGGCTCGGCCATAGGATACCAAATGACCGCTCCAGATAGTAAGATGCGTGCCTCGCTAACCGTAGTTTCTGGCGCACACACAAAAACTGCATTTCTTGGATTTACATAAAATGAACCAACGGTGTTAGAGCCGCCATATGGTGCGATATTGCATTTGCTTAACCTACTTGTTGCCGCAACACTAGTAAGGTCTTCGGTTACTGCTCCTGCGTTCCCATTCGCTAGCTGTATCATATAGCTAATGGTTACGTTTTGTTTCTTCACTCGTCTCGTCGTCTCGACCTGCCCGAGGTAGATCGGGTACTCTACGCCGTTGACGGTGAGGGGGAGCTTGTAGCCGTAGGGTTCATATGGAAGAGCTTCTGAGCCGAGGTTGAGCATGGTGGAACGTCTCCTGCTATCAACACCAGAAATTCTAATGAACGCCGTTCCGTTTGGGGTTGTGAATGTAACCGGATTTCGTCCGCCGTATCTTTCCCCGCTTATGAATGACTTCGATGAGTCATAGAAGCACACGCTCGGAGCGTTAATCGCACTTACCGAGTAGAGAAGTGTATATTCGGTGTTGGGTCGTGCTGGTATGTATTCCGACACAAAATACTGACTGGATGTTGATACTTCTCCGGTGTCATAAAGATAACCGCTGTCAACAAAACCGTTGTTTGTATTAGTCGCATCAGCGTCAAACAAATTCCCAGTCCTCACCCCGCTCCCCACTGCATCCACCGGAGCATCGGCCGAGGGTGTGCCGTCTTGGACGGCGTTGCCGGAGATGAGGTAGTCGTTCATGTCGTAGCCTTTGCCGTTGTAGTAGAGGGGGAGAGCGCCTATCATCTCGGCAAACACGTCAACAGGCGTTCCACCTCCTACAATGTTCACCCACAAGTCAGCGTAAAAGTCAGCTACAAGGATGCCTTTACTCGCTTTCAGTATCTCCCACAGCATCTTCACTCACCTCGTCACCATCGTTTTCGGGCGTCTCTTCCTGCTCCTGCTCCTGCAATGCCTCTGGGAGCGCGTCAGGCGCGTTCTGTGCGCTTGCAAGCGTCTCGCCGTTAAACTTACCTACCTTGTCAATAGACGCCGTAGAAACGCCGCTAGACGTCAAATTTGCGGTGTTGCTGTTGCCGCTGTCCGTTCCCTGCTTTACCCATGCCCCGGAGCTGTCCTTGACGTAGAACGCCGCCTCACGGGTAGCAAGGACGATACTGCCCTCCACAATGTCAGGCGCGCCCTTGAAAAATTTGGCCGCATATGTTTCAAGGCTTGCGAGGTCTGCCGCCGTGTCAACGACCGCCTCGACCCATACGCCATCGCTATGCGCCACGCTGTTCAATATCCTCATTCCTCATCCTCCTCTGCTGTTGTTTCGCCTTGCATCTGCATAAGCCCCGCCCTCTGTATCATTTCAGCTTGCTTGCGTTGCAAGATGTCCTCTATCTCGTCAACCATGCCTAGCAGCTCGCAGACCTTCCTTGTGGCGGTCTCCTCGCCGATAAGAGGCATGGCTTGTACGACCGTTGTCACTTCCTCGCCCACGTTGATGATTTTGGAGCGCGTGAAATGGAACTTTTCGTCCTCTAACCCTGCGACCCTCAAAATGCCCTGCACAAAGTCAATGACGTTGAACTCGTAGTTGTCCGCCTTGCTGTCGAGCTTTTGATAGGCCGCACGAATTTCTGTTGCCGTTGTGTTGCCTGCAGAGATACGCTCTGCATCAAATCCCATGAACCCGTCAAAGAGCTGCTGCCTCAAAAGTGCGAGGCTCGTTTGGCTTGCGTCATACGGCACATTTACCGAGTGAGCCTCTGCATTTGCGCCGTCATCGCCGTCTGCATGTACAACGTGTGTCATCTTTAGCTGCTCGATAAATCGCTCGTCATCCTCCGGCGACATGCCGTTACAGTTTTTCAGAACCCAGTAAATTATCTCTGCATCCGAGACGTTGTTTATCAGGTCGGACAGCATGAGGTCATAGGCGTCAATCGTTTCACGCATCCCCACAAGCGCGGACTGCCTGTTAACGTTCCAGAGCGGAACGATAGGGAAATAGGGATAATTCCCACGGTCGAAAATCATATCCTCAACAGGCAGACCAGGCCACGATTTGCGCGTGACCTTATACGCACGTTTGGCTTGCTTGATCTCCAGCTTTTCGTCCTTGTTCTCGATGTACTCCGTGTAGCCGTCAAGCTCGAAAAGCGTTGCCCTCATGGGACTGTCTGCATCCAGACGCCAGAAACGCACACCCGCTTTGAGTGCGCCGTCCTCTTCGTCATATAGCGGCTTGAACGAAGTCCCTTTGCCTGTTTCAGATGCAAGTGGGAACACCTCGAGATGGTCTTCATTCCAGAAGCCGAATGCCACGCCGCCCTTCTGCGCCATGTCAGACAGCTTTGCAAGCTGCGCGTCGAAGTTTGCCCCGAGCTTTTTCTTGACGTCTTGATTGTCGAATGAAACGCCGTTTGCAAGGAGGTACTGCGTGAGCTGCGTGACGAAAAAGAAAAAGTAATTGCTAGGGATTTTGTTGTTCGCGCTGTAAATGTCCGGGACTGCCTGCCCCATCGCATTATAGATAAGCTTTTGCGCGTTCATAATGGACGGGTTGAGCTGCTTGTAGTAGAGGTCGGCATCGCAAGCGAGCTGGTATTCGTCGCTGTCGATGTGCTCCCCGATGCAGTTCAGCACAAATTCGGCCTTCTCTTCATCGCTTTTGACCTCCTCGAGGTCATTGAACGTAAACAAATGCTATCACCTCCATACGGGGATATAGTCTGTATTTTTCTTGACGAGCTTCATCGTCTCGACAAAATACCGAGTTGCGTCCATGTAGTGGTCATTTAGCTTGACAGGTCTGTCATCCCCTGCGCTCTCGTCCCACACATAGCCCTCCGCCTCTTTTTTCCACGGCTTGATAGATGGATTGACCTTTATCATTCCCTTCTGCATCGCGACCGCTGTATCACGGATGCCGTTTGCAACGTCATTGTCACCATTGACAACAGTATACCCCCGCTTTCGCAGGAGCACGATAAAGCTTGCCGCAGACGGGTCGATGATGGTCTTCATGGCCTTGCGGTTTATGTCATACTTTTCCACAAATGCGTCAATGTCGTTCCCATACTCTTCATCCGTCTTGGAAATGCCGCTGTCTCTGCCGGAATAGTAGTAGCCATCGACAGCATACCACACATCGTCATATTTGCACCATAGCAGCGCCGCAAACGCGTTTTGCGTGCCGTAGTCCATAGACATAGCCCACCTATCCGGCAGGCCGTCAGGCGGCTCACAGAGCGCGTCAGCGTACATCGGATATATCAAGCCCTCTGCAAGCGCCCACTCCCCGAGGATATACCGCTTGTAGTACACCGTCCCCGCATACTCGGTGCAGAGGTTGTCTACAAATTCCTTGGACAAAAACGGATTGTCGAAAATGGTGTATTTCTGGATATAGGCGTCAATGTTTGGGTTTTCCAGAAATTCCTTTAGCCAATGGCCGGGATATTCAGGGTTGCATGAACCGTCAAACTTTGCATAGGGCTTGTCAAGTCGGGACTGGAGCATCGCAAAGACGCCCCTGTTCCATTTTGCTATCTCGTCACCGTAGCAATACTTGATAGACGAACCTTGAATTTTCGCTATCTGTGAGACTTTTTCCGCGCCTAGGCAGTAAACAGGGACGCCGCATATCATCGCAATGTTTTTCGAGTTGATAGTGCCGACGACCTTGTCCGTGTAGATCTCGCGCATAGGTTGGAGAACGTTTCGCTCGATAGTGTCTCTGGATACGCCCATGATAACATTTAGCCCCGCATAGTCCTTGACCGCGCGAAGCCTTGACGGTATCACATAGGCAATATCGGCATAGGTCTTGCCGGAACGCACAGCGCCTATTTTGAAGCCCCATCTTTTCGTGGATTTACGAAGATACTCATTCTGTTTCGGACTTAACGTCAGCGTCTGCATCTGCCGTCTCCTTCATGCTTTTGAGGATAGCATCCAGCTTGTCGAGCGCAGTCGTGTCCTCGACCTCTGCCCGGTCAGTCTGCCCGAGGTAGTTCTTGCCGAGAAAAATCGCCATCGGCACGGACTTTTTGGCAAGTCGCCATTGATACCGCCGCAGAGAAATTTTACCAAAAGAACGCTTTATAGCGAATACTTCGGAAAATCCCATATTATACGTCCTCTTGCACCATGACTCGAGCGTTTTGTCTGTGATGTCAAACCAAGAGCATATCTCCAACTTTGTACATTGCAGGCCACACAGCTTTTCAAATTCGGTTTGGTCGATTTCCTTGTATGGCCTGCCGCCTTTTGACTTTTCAATCATGGAACACACCACCTATAATTCTCTTGCTTATAATTGCCTGAAAATCAGTGTATTTTTGCTCATTGCAAGCGGCCTTGTAGCGTGTGTGTCCTGCAACGATAACGCCGTCCTTATCAATGACGATAGGGACTTTCCATCCGAACTGCTTGATAGATGCAGCTACATACTTGACCGCATCATCGTTCTTGCGCGGGTTCTTTTCATACGGGCGAATGTCCGTAATATGCTTTTCGACAATGTTCATGCGTTCCCTCCTGCATTACTTGTATTTGAGCATTTTTAGCTCTTAATCCTTTGTAGTCCTTACTTTTTCTTCTTTGTATGTAATGCAGCCCATTGCATTGCTTCTTTAAGCCGCCTTTTTTCTTTTCGCGAAATTCCCCTATTAGCATTAGCTCCAGTCCAATCGCTATTAGCTTTATTAGCTGCCTTTTGAGACTTTTGATATTCAGTTTCTGTTTTTCTGATAGTATCAATTCTTTTTCCATTGCTGTCAAGGATATATGTTGTGCGAGTTGTTTCTTTACGCGCTGGAATATCAGAAACGCCAATAGTTGCGGATTTTAGCCTGCCGTATTCTTTTACTTGTGTATACGAAACATTATAATTGCCGCTTATATCCTTAGTTACTTCTATATCACCTTGCAATTGCCCATACTGTGACTTTTTTACCATTTGGTGGATTTTATCTACTTTTTCTTGAATGATAGTTGGTATCGACAGTTTTCTTGCAAGCGGTTCACTTCGGTCAACTATTTTCTTTGCGGCGCTTGTATTATCACACATCACTTCCACCTCTTCCCATTATTCCCTCCATTGCGGGGCGAGATGTCTCGCCTTTGTGTATGGTTTACTTCGTTATGACTTTTTCTTGTGGCGCTTCACCCATTCATCAGCGCGTTTTTCCCGTTCCGCTTTTATCCCTTCATATGTCCTCTTCCCACTTAATCACTTCCTTCTCTATTTTTTGACCCATGCTTCGCCGTTCCACTTGAAACCGGCTTTCTTGATTTCATTTCTATATTCGTATGTTTTGCCTGTTATCTTTTTTATTCCAGACAAATCTGATGGCAGCTTCGTTTTTATTTCAATCGTGCTACCTGTTTTAGAATACCCGTGCTTTTTAACAAAATCAGCTCTTGTTTTCTCTGCCGCTTCTGCTTTTCTGCGGCTTGCGGTTCTTAGCTTGTTGATTATATTAGACGAAATCATTCTATTTACGCTGTCAATCGAACCGGCCGGAACACGATCTCCATATTTTTTGATAACCTCACTTGCCGATTTTTCGCTTCTCAAATATTGAAGATCCTTGCTTTCGCTCAACGCTTTCTTAACCCACTGCTCAGATGTTGCATTTTCGCCAAGTTGCTGTCTGATTATTTCGGCCGCTTTCTTTTGAGACTCGGAAGCAATATGAGGTTGATCTAATGCATAAGCGCTCGTTTCCGCTTTGTTTAGGACTCTACCAGTAATGTATCCGGCGATTTCAAACGCGCGATCAACATCTTCTTCGGTTCCTTGAAAAGAAACGTCCATTTCGACTTGTCCTTTATAAAGCCCTCTTCCTAAACTGTATACCAGCGTATCTTCCGTTTTCTTACTGCGGTCAACTATCTTTTTAGCGGCTCTTGTATTATCACACATCACTTCCACCTCTCTTTTAATTCCTGATAAAACTCAACTATGTCATCGCCGCAGAAGTGCATGAGTTGCTCGAACGATTTGCCCTTGCATATTACCGCCCATCTCTGGTGTTGCGAGCGGCATTTGAACGGTTGAAATGTGTCGTTACGCTTCATTGCCTCTGTCGGCTTGATATTCCCTTCGTTTGCCATATGCTCAACATTGAAAACGTTTGGCCTGAAATCCTCCAAGCCTTCTGTCCCGCAACATGTCAAACTATCCCCAAGAAATCTGACGGCATCCTCTCCGCAGAAGAAACGCAAGCCGACTTTGTGGCATTCGTCCTTGATTTTCTTGTACATCGGAACGAGCGCATCAAGAGGGAAACAATATTTTGCACCCTCTTTTTGCATACCATTTTGGCGCTTGAATGATGTGAAGCCTTCAACGATAATGCCATAGATGCCAGCATCCGCATATCTAGGCAGTTCCGCGATTATGTCATCCAGACAGTCAGGAAAGAACGGTTGTACTCTTGCAATGATACGGGTGACATTGCCGGACAGCAATTTCACCGCCGCAAGCCGTTCCTCATATGTCGGCGCACCTTTTTCGAGCTTGTCATACTTGCCGCAAGCCATTGAGACTTGCAAGACGCATCTGCATTTCTTTAGCAAATCGCTATACTTTTCATACGTCAGCAAGCATGGGTTTTTTGTTGACACTATAAACGGGTACTTCGTTTCAGCAAACACTTGCAGGACTTCTAGCGATGCCCCGAATGCAAGCTCCGCAGCTTGAAACGGATCAGAGTTTGCGCCCCAGTGGAGCGGTATGCCCCAATCACACCATCTTGTATCTGCCGTCCGCTTGCCATTGATGAAGTCTCTTACCTTTTTTGCGGCATGTATAGGCTTCACGGTTGCAATGTCATACTTGTTTTTCACATAGCAATATCGGCAAGCATGGGCGCATCCCGTATATGTATCAAGATGGATAGGATAGTCGCAAATAAGGCATTGTGTCCCGCAACTAATCATTTTCTTCCTCCGTTGCTTTTCTCACTATCTCGTCAACGATTTCCTGCTTGTGCTTGCGCAAGTATGAAATGATAGCCGCCTTGTGCTCGATAGGGAACGTGAACTCGCTTGAAAAATGTGTGTTATCTGTTTCAGAGTGCTTATCAAAGCTGTTCGGCTCTTCAATTTCATCCATGGAAAACTCACTCACAAGCTGGACGTTTTCTACCTGTTCCCGCAGACTTCCGAGGTCAAAATCGAAGTCTGACATATCCACATCAAAATCAAGAAGCCCCTCCAACTCGTCACGCAACTTGTCAAGGTCAAAGTCAGTGTTAAGCGTGAGCTGATTATGGATAAGCGTATACGCGCGTCTCTGGTTGTCTGTAAGGCCGTCAAGGCGAATGATGGGTAAACTATCCATGCCGAGAGCACGCGCCGCATAGAGCCGCCCATGGCCTTCTACGATGACGTTCTTGCACACCGCAATAGGGTCGTTAAATCCAAATTCTCGTATAGACTGAGCTATCTGCTCTATCTGCCTCTCGCTATGCTGTTTTGCGTTCCCGTCATACTCTTGTATGCTATCTATCGGGACGTATTCGATTTTCAGTTCATCCACAGTGTCCTCCTATGCAGACACGTCCCCGCACAGCGGACACTATGCGAGGACGTGGTGTGTTTGTAGTTCCTGCTATCATTCTACCACAGAGGAACGCTTTTGTCAAGACTTTTTGTGAATAATGCTATCTAACATGCTCCCACAGCTCCACGTTGCATCGCTCTGCAAGTTTCCGAGCTGCCCTTGTGAAGGTGCTGTTGGTCGCTACAATAGCCCTTGACGCTCGATAATACTGCCGTGCTGCAGTGACCTCTTGGACGGCCTTGACGCCAACGGGTTTGCGATAGCACTTGCACTGCACGACGGTCTTGCGGAAAAGAAAATCCCTTGCAACAATGTCCGCGCCGAAGTCGCCTGTCTTGCCAACATGCTCGACCGACCAGAACCACGACCAGCGCATTTTCCTTGCGACAAGTGCTTCATACTCCTTCCCGGTCATCTTCAGCGTCTCCCGATCTCAACCGCTGTGACAATGACGGCAACGATAACAACAAGCGCCAGAGATACCCATGTAGGAGCTAGCACCCATAGCCATGACCAATCAATCACCCCGCATAGCTTCAAAACGATAAAAACTATTTGCAAAGCGCTTGCAAATCCCATGCCTCCAGTTGAGTTGCTTTTCTTATTCTCCATTTTCATCACCTCCTAAAAGTTCCATTGCTTCATCGTGGTGTTTCCATGACCTCAAATTCTTGTCAGCGAAGCAATAGTTACAGCAATTGCATTCTGCTTCATAATTACAAATTTCACAAAGCATATCAGTCTCACATGCCTTTATAGCTTTGTCAAGATCGTCGATCGCCAGCCTCAGCATTCGTCTCAGATCATTGTTGTAATCTATAAGTACTTGCGTAATTGGGTCTATCTCGATTTTATACGGCTTTGGCTGGACAGGATATAATTGATATTTCATGTCTGAATTTTTACCGTCCACTATCTTCACCCCGTTCAAGTTTCTTGATATGTTTCGCTCCCGTCAACTCTACACTGCTTTTCAAATGCCGATTCATCACCTCTAATTCTGTATTCTTCCTTCGTGGCTTTTGCCTTCTCCATCTGCATATAGTTCCAAAGCAACTCACGATTATTTGACGTGGCAACCTCGACCCACTCATTTCCAGAGCGTTTCTCCGTTACAAATCTTTTCCGTCCATCTCTTCAAATTTCCCTCACATGGATGCCGTATATGTGCAGCATCAGCTTGCGTTTGATGGCGAACACCGCATATGCCGCGCCTCTCTTGTAGCCCTTGACATCCTCCACGACTTCCTCGCCGCTGTTCGTGACGTAGTAGAAGTCTGCAATGTACTTGACAGCTCGTTCGGTCTTATACCCGGCGCATTTCTGCGTCGGGATAAGCTCAAATTCCTTTTGCGTTTCAAGGCGGGATATAAGCCCCTGTTTCTGCTGATAGTGCAGATAGGTGCATCGTTCCGCCTCCTTCTTGCTGTCGTGGACGTGGCCGAACTGGCACTTGCATTTTCTCGCATTAAACTTGTTCATTATAATGTAACTCCTCGTGATTGGGTTTTTGGCGGGTCGGGGAGCGGCATCCAGTGGGTGACGAGTTTTGCTCCTATAAATTCCCCGTTTCTCAAAAAACCAAGTCCGCTTTTATCTAAAGCAGAAATCTTAACCGTATTTTCAGAGAAAATCAAAACAGGAAGCCCTTCCTCTGGCATCGCTTCATCACAGCTCACCCACACCGGAAGCCAATCCGGAAGCGTCTCAAAATGCTCTTTAAGCTGCTTGTAGTCCTCCAGCCATTCTAGTAATCGTGCAATATCTTTTTCAAACAGGACAGGAAAAGCCATTTGCGCGCTTGCTTTTTCTGCCCACCCTTTCATAATCTCGATTTGCTTTTCAAGTGTCATTCTTTTCCCCTCTTTCAATATTCTGAATGTATTCTTGCACTTTTTGTGCTATGTTGTCTCCCCAGTTGATGTTATACTTTACTTCACACTCGTTGCATATTTGCTTGTATGGGGATATGTGTTGTCCACAAATCATGCAATAATTATAGCATCCATTTTCAATCAGCTCTTTCGCTTCATCTGCGTATTTCCATACATTTGGCAATTCAATCACTCCACTCATAAAAATGGCCGAATTGACACTTGCATTTTCTTGCATTAAACTTGTTCATTAGCATCACCATCCAGCAGTTTCATAGCTTCATCGTAGTATCTCCATTTGCAATACTTATGCTTGGCATTTGAGAGCGGACAGTTAAAGCAATTATCAAATGGATTTGCTCTCAACATAGCAAAATCACATACACACACACTTTCTGTATATGGGATAAGTTTATCAGAAATAAAATCAAAACTTTCCAAAGCCTGCCTCATCAACCGTTTCAGTTCTTCATTCTCAGTGTTCACCGCTCGAAGTTCCTTGTAATCTTCAAGCCACACAAGCAACTGCTCATGCTCACACTTGCACTCCTCGCATCCCCAGTCATGTGTGGGGTCTGCAAGCGTTTCTTTGAGGTGTAGGATAGCCTCATCAAGCGTCATTTTCATTCTGTACCTCCTCGATGTAAAAGATTTCATTTGCGTTTATATATGTCGCCTCACCACTTTCCTTTAACAGAATAATGAGCTGGCTATTGAGCTCCGACATTCTTATTTCTTCAACGTCTTGGAATTCCGTAAAATTGATCGCATCGGATTTCCACCATACTGTAACTTTCATTCGGTTTCCTCTCTCCCCATCTTGCCGATATGTCAGCGATGTGTCACCAGTCAAAAATGCTATACAAAAAGTCAAAAATGCGAATGCACGCCGATGTCAAGCAGCCGTATTTTCTAACATTTTTTGTGTTCTTGCTTTCGCAGTATGCACATTTATACTCAATTTTCATTTTCAATGTATCAAATTTTAGATTTTTAAATGGATTATAGCATAAATCGCTTCCGCCTATGATGGTGTAATCTTCCTCGTCAAGTATCATAACACACCCGCACTCTGGACACCTTACCTTTTGCCTTTTCTTTTCGTAAGTCCTGTCTGTTCGCCCGTATTTCAAAATTATCATTTTTGATACCTCACTAGGTCGGCAATGTGTTAGTCGTCGAACTTCACGCCAAACAATCTCGCTTGCGCTTTTATGCGTTCTTCCTTTTCTTGTCGCTGCTTTCTTGTTTCGATGCTTCCACACAGTGACATAATGCCAAAACCTACCGGAAACATCGCAGTGACGATATTCGCGTACCTTTGCGAGATTATCGAGGCAATTGTACGACCGACTCCGACAATGATGCCAAAAATGCCAAGTGTAAACTGTGCCTTATCAACTATCCGCATTTGCATCACCACCCAAACTCAGCCATTTTCTAACACCTCCCGCATATCAGCACAGCATTTAGGACAATATGGTAATTTTTCAATCACTTTTTCCATAGTAACTTCATTCGCATCACGGAATCCGTGAGCTATAGATGTAGGATTTCTGCATACTGAACAAATCACAGATATACACCTGCTATCACGATAGCATTCAAACCATTTCCCAATCTTTACATGCTGTGCGTCAATTGTCGGTTGCTTCTCTATGATACGCGGGAAAAAATGCGTAATAGCATCTTGAAGACCTTGCTGATAGTATTTGTTTGTTGCCTCGGCCTCGAGTTGCTTTAGCTCCTCGAGCAGCTTGTTCGCGTCTATCAGTCGTACATCAGGCATCGCTCTCACCACCCATCTTTGCGCCGCAATTCGGGCAGTATCCTGGGTTTCTCATAATGCATCTATGTGTCTTTCCACAAACGGTGCATACAGGCGTGATGCCGTCATAACTGTCATCCCACTTGCCAAGCTTCACAGGCTGCGCTTCGATGGTTGGCGCATGCTTGATATATGCGGATATTTCCTGCACAGCAAAGTTATATCCTTCTGTGAATTCATCGTCGCCGTCACCCTCAATGCAATCTTTCAGCAGCTTGTTAGCGTCAATCAGTCGTACATCATCCGCCATTGTTATAAGCCTCCTCATACTCCCGCAGTCTTGCAACCCGCCTCCGCAACAGCTCGTTCTCCTGCTTTAATTGGTCAAGTTGCGTCATACACTCCTTGTGTTCAAGTCGTCTCTTCTCACGCATCTTCCTCAACCGCTGCGCTGTCTGTTTCCTCTTGACGTCATCCCGGCATTGGTCGCAATACTTCATGCGAATGTATGCGTACCAGTCAGCCGTACATTCATAGGCAATTATCTTGCCACATACCACGCACCTCTTCTCGGCGTCCATGGCACTTCCCTCCCCTTCTGGATTTTGGATTTTTCATATAGTTTTCGTTTCAGATAGCGTTTCGCATGTCATCGCATGGCGTCAATTTGTTCAAGCAGGGAACGCTTCAATTTTTGCCGCTCCCGCCGTGCAAGATAGATCAAGTCCTCGGTGGTGTTGTTGTCACCATCTGCCCAGAACTCGAACGTGTGGTTCTCGCTACCGGACTGCCAATCGAACTTGAAGTTTCGGTGGTACTCGCCCGGTTCGCACATCTCGAGGTCTGTTATCATCCTGTCGAGCTGATCTATCCGCGCCTGTGTCTGCGCAAGTCGCCTGACCCTTGCGGACAGCTCCACGTCTCCAAAGTCCCGGCGAGGGGCAGCAGCAGGAGCGCGAGCATTGGCAAGAGCTATCGCGGCAAGCGTTCCGGCAACGCCTACTATAGCGGCTATCATGATGCACCTCCTAAAGTCTCATGCTATTTTCCGTTTCGTTTCGCTTTTGCAATTCGTCAAGGATTACGACTTTTAGGACGGTCGGCGTCCGACGCTTTTCAGACAGGTAGTCTTTCAGCAGCTCAGACGGCAAGCCTCGCAGCAGCGCGATGGCGTTTTTCGTGCTGCCGTGTTTATAGTCGAACTTAATGTCGATGTCAACCACGCAAAGATACCAAAAATCACATATAGATCTTTGCTGACGGCATCTCGCACACACGCTCTCACGCTTTGCGATGTAGTCGGTGGTCTTACCTCCCCACACTTCGCTCATAGCCTCATCGCCTCCTGCGGCTTTTCGTACTCTCCACGGCTTTCCAGCTCGTCAAGCATCATTGCTTTTATGTCTGTTCGCTTTTCAATATCGAGACATTCCTTTATCATTTCGCATGACATACATGATATAGCTTGCTTAATCTGGTCAAAGTCATTATTTTCTTTCCCGAAAAACACATTTGCAAAGACAAAGCAGTTGCCTATTATAATCAGCGGTGTTCTTGATATAGCTGCTTTGCAACCGTGCATCAGCTTGCATCCTTCACAAATCGGCGACACGGTTTTAGCGGCTTTTTTGCACGCCTCAAGATATTCGCTTTTCATGTTTTACCTCGCTGTTAAGCCATCGCTGTATGCAATTACCGCAGTCATTCTCGTTCGGCATCTTTGCACACGCATTGCCTTTGTTTGTGCCGACTGCATCCATGACACAAGCAGGACGTCTCTCTTCTCCTCGTATCACAGTGAGCTTGTTCAGTCGCTTGTTCATCGCTTGCAGCTTATCATAGGCACAGGCCGCAAGCAGCTTTTCACGGTTCGTCATTTTCATCCTCCTCAATGCAAGCCAGAACCTCAGAAAAGTTTATAAAAGCCGTCTTGCCATCATCCATATCAAGTCTCAGTATGTTTTCGCTATCGCCATTAACTCCGAAATGTTTTACCCCAACGAAAACAAGATCTTTTTCATTTTTGAAAATAATCCTTATTCTCACTTCCTCACCTCCACATTTTAATTCTAAGGTCGTTTTCCGGCGTTTCCGTTTTAAGTATGTAGTTTTACTATTATACCCACGGAAACGCCTATAAACGCTTGCTGGCGGCCTTAAACGCGATATTATACGCCGAACGTCTCTTTGATATGCGGTACAATGGTCGTATCGCCTGTCAAGGCCTCCACTATCTCGGCAAGGATGACTGCCTTCTTTGCGCTATCCTTTGCCTTTGCAAGCTCACATCGGAGCTGTTCGCTCTTGCGGATGTTGTTGTTCCACTCAGCGTACTGGAACAGATGCAGGGACTTGACCTCCTCGTCAAACTCGAACCGCATGAAGTTCTTCTTGTCCTCGGCCTCTGCCTGCTCCTTGCTTACCATGCCGGACGCAAGGCCGCAATACAGGCAATAGAGCTTGTGGAAATACATGTACTCATTTCCGCTCTTGCACTCGACCTTGAACGGCCTTCCCGCCTTTGCCTGTTTCCAGCACTCCGCCTTTTTGGCCTTGTACTCGTCCGTATCTGCATAGCTCGTGATGGTCAGCGTCTCGTGACGCCTTGCCTCTTCTTTGAGCCAGTCAAGCAGTACCGCCTTACTGCCTGTGCAAGCGTCAATGTCGCTGCTGCCTATCTCCATAGCTATCTTCTCGAGATAGTCCATATCAACCCATGCCATTTTTATCACCTCATTTGTATCTGATAAAGTTTTCGCCATACAGCTTGTTCAGCTCGTCGAACACATGCGCCATACCTAAACCGTTCTTGTCCGGCTTCCATAGCCCGTCCTCCGGGTCGTAAGCACCGCCTCCGATGCAGTAGTCGTACAGTTTCGGATGCGTGCGTTTGAGCCGCTGAAATCGCCCCTCGCCTTTCTCCAGATGCGCACCGTATCCGCAGAACACGCATCCCGTTCTGTCATATCCCGTTGTGCAGAGCTTGCACGGCATTCCATCGAACACCATTTGCCCCCCCTCTGGAACAATATCGCCATATACCGAGCAAATTTCAATGTTGTTCTCTTTGATATACTGTAACACGTCCTGTTCTGTCCAGAAGGACATTGGTTTGCTGATCTGTCTTTTAGATTCAAACGCATTGCAACCACTTTTTATCCATGCTTGCACTCTTGCTCTGCTTTCCTCCGCCATTGTCGCAACAATTGGAACTTTCTCAAATTTGTTTTCATACTTTTTGGCTGGCCTTTCTTTCATAATCAAGCAGCATTTGTTTGAAACAAGAAAATCAGAATTTACAAGCGGTGCATATTTTTCACAACAATATGCTGATTTTCTCCCTTCCTTATCTTTCAGCGTGCCGTTCAAGCGTTGTAATCGATATGAATAACGACCAGTATGATCGGCTTTTCGTGCTTCACTTATAACTTGTGAAATTTCTTTACCAATCACCGGATACCCATACTTGCAAATCACATCCTTAAATCCAATCTTCGGCCGCAGTATCGTGACGTTCTCATGTTGCCGTACAAACTGTCTGATCTCGGGATATTCGAGGCCAGTATCAACGAATACCGCCTCGATGCCAGGAAACATCTGCCGCACGATGTGAAGCAGCACGGTGCTGTCCTTGCCGCCAGAGAAGCTGACGTATACGCCATCTTCCCCGAACCCCTTGACCCATTCCATGATGCGGCTTTGTGTCATACTTACCTTTGCACTCAATGGCAAGCTCTGACGCTGTCTGAGGTCGCTGATCGTTCTCTTGCTATCCATTTTGTCACTCCCATACAAAGACAGCGCTGTCCGGCATCCTGTCCCGATACTCTGCCGGAACTTCTCCGTTGTGCCAGAGGTTTGTCGTCTCCACGATTTCGCCCGTGTCAAGAAACTTGATCTTGAAGCGTCTGCCGTCAAATCCCTTAAATCCAGCATGAGAACCGTGAAGGTTGTTACGGTCGAGATGATAGCACACGCCATCAATGATGGGATGCTCGTCAAGATGCGCTATCTTCTCCTCCCAGAAATTCCTATCAAAGCACTTGTCGGAGCAGATATGCCCTGCATAGTGCGGCTTATCTAGGTCGTACTCTCGGCCACATACCTTGCAAATATCCATGTTCATGATTTACTCCTTTTCTGCCGTCAGAATGGCGGCGGCTCTGCTGTGTCTGCCTTTTTACTTTTCCGCACCTTCTCGAAGCATTCAAATACTTTGTGCGGATCATCGCTTGCACATGTGATGCGCTTTGAGATAGGTGAGTAATGCACCTTGATACGGCCGTTCCCAGTCAGCTTTGCACCCTCTCCGCGAAACTTGACGCACCCTATCAGCGACTGGAATTGGTCTTTGTCATCACCGCTGTTCGGTGAGTAGGTCAGCACCACGTCCACGAGATTTGTTATGTCTTTGCTGCCGGAGATGCTGTTTTTGCCTATCTCGCCACTCTCCTTTTTCGGATGTGCCACAAGGATGATAGCAATGTCAAGACGTTTTGCCATAAGCTCCAGCGCCCTCACAAAGTTACTTTGTGCGCGGTAAAGCTCCGTGTTATCGTTCACGTCCATAGCCATCATGAGATTGTCTATCAGCACTAGCTTTAGGCCGTATCTGCACACCGCTTGCTCTACGGTGGATAGAAGCGTCTCCCGGTTTGATACTGTTTCCAACTCCTCGAGGTTGACCGTGTTGTCGTAGACAAATATCTTGTCATAATACCAGACTGACGTTATATCGGAAATCTTTTTGTCCGTGTAGTATTTTGTGATGCCGTACTTGTTGACCTTGCTTGACACTAGCGCGTCTCCTGCAAGCTGCATGTCGAGCCACGCCTTGACGTTGTAGTCTGGTAGCTCTCCCGAGTAGACAAACACGCCGTACCCCTGCCCGAGTGCATTAGCTATCATCCAACTTGCAAACGTAGACTTTCCATCGCCTGTCTCGCCTGTCAGCAGTGTGACCGTTCCGAAATACAGGCCGCCTATAACTGCATCCAGCTCAGAGACGCCTGTCTCGATGTGTGGTAGCTCCAGCATGTCAACATACTTTGCATCTGAAAGACGCTTGACAGCGGCAACAGGCTTGACTTCTGCATTCTCCACGCATTTCTTGACGGCCTCTTTGCCGTACTTGCGGAGGATGTCGTTCGCATCCTTCTCGCCTAGATAGTCGGCCATCCTCACGACCCGTATTTTCTTCATGGGAAAACGCGCCGAGATAGCGTCCACCAGCGTGATATGACCATGCTCACAGTCTCCGAAAATGACCAACTCCTTGAATTTGTTGACCCAATCATAGCATGTAGTAGCCCACGTCATGCCCTGCGCTCCGTTTGGAACGGACACGGCATTTTTGACGCCTGCCTCTGCTACGGATAGACTGTCAAGCTGCCCCTCTGTTATGACCAATGTATCAAAATCGGAACACTGCATCATGCCGAATAGGATAGGCTTTGTATCATGCTCAAACCACTCTTTGTTTTTGTCCTTGCCCTTGACAAAGTCTGCTTTTCGATACTTTGCTGATACAAGCATACCGTTTTCGTCATAGAAGGGAAATACGATGATGTTGTCTTTTCCGGCCTGTGTCGTGACTTTGTACGTCCTGCCTATGTCTGCCGAGATACCACGGCTTACAAGGAACTCGAGTGCCTTATCCCTAACCACAAGCGGTTTCTGACGCAGTTTGCGGTATCTCTTCTTTTCGTCCCCGAAATTGAGCGGATAATCAAAGTCCCTTGCCATCTCTACGAAGTGGCCTTGCTTGCCACAGCTTGCACGGAAACACTTGAACGCCCCTGTCTCGAGATTGATGGAGAATGTCTCTTTGTCGCCGCTGTCACCGCCTAGACAGTAAGGACATAGCTTGTAAAACAGCTCCTTGCCTTTTTCCCTTGTCTCCGCGCCTTGTCGCATTGACAGCGCATAGGCGTCATCTGGATTGAATGTGTATGGCACTTGGTCACACCTTCTTTGCGATGGTATACCACAGCGTTCGGTTCATCGCCGTGTTGTTGTAGTTGCCCTTCTTGATATATCCGGCATCTTCCAGCTTATGCAGCGCCGTCCTTATTGCTCCTTCCGTCAGATACGGGAACTGTTCGTGGAGCGCATTTCCAGAGCTGTACATCCAGAAATAGCCGTCATGATAGTTTTTCTTTGCGGCCTCGTTATGCTCACACCAATGCCGGATATGCTCATAAATCAAGGCCGCATTTACGCCGAGCTGCACGGCAATGTCTGTGTCGAAGAAGTGCTTACCCATGCCGTGTCACCCTCTTTGTCAGAACGGTGTTTCGCCGTCGGAGATCACCTCTCCAAAATCGCTAAGGTCGACTGCCTCTTCTTTAGGCTCATCGTGCGTCTGCTCCTTCTGCGTGGCATCACCCTTGCTGCCGCAGAACTCAAAGCTCTGCACAGTCACGACCGCTGTCTGCCGTTTCTGTCCGTCCTTTTCCCACTTCTCGATGTTCAGTTCCCCTTCGACCAGCATCTCACGCCCCTTGGTAAGATACTTCGCGATCGCTTCTGCTGTCTGCCGCCATGCCTTGCAGTAGATGAAGTCACACACACGCTCTTCGCCTTTGCTGTACCTTCTATCAACTGCAAGGGAGAAACGGCACATCGCGATGTCGCTGTTCGTCCTTTTCAGCTCCGGATCGCGTGTCAGTCGCCCTTTAAGAATGACCTTGTTCATCTGCATCCTCCTTCTTCTTTTCGGCCTCGATAGCCTTCTTATCTGTCCCGGCCTTCTTCATGCAGTCGGAACACCGCGCCTTGCCGTCAGTATTTCTGCTCATGCTCATGTGGTAAACCTGCCCGGCGTTGAACACCTGCCCTGACTTTGCCGTGAACGGCTCGAACGGCTTGCCGCAATCGCAGCACTTGTACTCCTTCGGCGGCGGTTCTGGCAAGTCCTCACCTGCATAGATGTACAGGCCAAGACCAAACATCGCAAGGTTCTTTGTCAAGCAACGCATTATGGCCTTGTTCACGTCGAACATCGTTGCCGCCTCGACCGTCTTCTTGCCGTACTTCGTGCTGTACTCATACGGCTTTGCCTTCATAGCCTTGTTCGCGCCGTCCATGACAGGCAGCCACATCTCATGAGTTACGCCCTTTGCAGTTACTCTCGTGTAGACCATGAAGCCCGTTGCCTCGTCATACGCATACGGCAGACCGTTGTCGAACTTGACGATCTCGTAGGTAGCGTCCGGGCAAGCCTTCTTGAACTCCGCCCACGCCCACGCCCACGAAAGATACGTCAGGCCGTTCTTCTCTTCCGTCTTGCCGGACACATCCAGCGAATACAGCTTCTTGAACAGTTCCTCCATGTCATCCTCCTTTGATGTGCGGGGCGGACTTGCCGCCCCTTGCTTTGTGTTTATCCTCTGTATACGCCGCGCTCGATAGCGTTCTGCCTGGTCGCTGCGTCCCAGATCTGGTGGAACGTGCCGCCCGTGTAGCCGTTCGCCTTGCATACCTTCTTGGCGTCCTCATATGCCTCCGTGCGCTTGGTGTAGTCGGTGGGGTTCTCCCAGCTCTTCTTCTGTGCGGTTGCACAGTATGCGATGCAATCTCTCTTAGTCATTTTCTTTTACTCCTTGTGTTGGGTGGTGGTGGGTTGCTTACTGTCTATATTATAGCACATTCCCGCGCATTTGTCAATACTTTTTTCAAAATTTTTTTGAAAAATTTTTGGAGGAAGTCATTTTACCGATATATTGCGCTTTTCAACGATTTTCGCGCCCTCTACTACCACACCGGACTTGATAGCTTTCTTGATGGCCACCTTGTCTGGCGTCCAGCTAGCAGGGGTATACTTGCAAAATTCATTGGATGTAGGGATCAGGCTTGCATCCTCGATTTCCACTACCTCCGAACGCCTGAACTTTACCTCGACCCGTGCGGTACTCATAGGCTCGCCATTCAGTGCACCTGTGAGCCAATTCAACAGGCTTTCCCGCCTTGCCTCCAGCTTCTTCCGCCGCTCTGCAAGGGCTTGCTCCTCTGCCTTGATAGCCGCGATGTCAGACGCAAGGTTCTTCGCCCATACGGCCACATTCTCGACCTTTGCAGCACGCTCCATTTCCAGCGCGACAAGCATCTTCTCGTCAAGGACTTCGCCGTCCTCAGTGATGCACTGCTCTATGGCTTTGTCGATTTCGTATAGCTTCATACCATCACTCCCCAGAATTTCGTTGTATCGACCTTGAACGCCTCTGCAAGCCGCTTTTCCGCAGCTCTTGACGGCGCTTGACGTCCCTGCATCCATGCGTGTACTGTCCGATAGCTCACGCCCACAGCATCAGCTATCTCACATGCATGATAGCCGTTCTGGATAGCCCACGCCTTGAACGCTGTCTGCGGCGGTCGGCGCGTGTATCTCTTGCGCCCCCATCTTGTGATATAAGACTGGCACTCACGGCACAGCGTTTTTCCTGGCTTTGCCGGACGCTTGCCACATCTTACGCAGACGCCTTCGCGCTTGCGGTGCTGGTACTGCTCTCTTGCTCTGTCTCTTCGCTGCATTTGCTTACCTCCTCAATGGCCTTGAATACTTCTGCAAGCTGGCTCAAAGTGCTGTATTTGCGCTGGAATGCTTGCAACTCCCGCAAGGCCGTTTCAAGCAGCGCATCGGCCTTCTCACGCACTCTGACGAGCTGCTGTGTCTCTTCATACGCCTTTGCCGTGATGGGCTTGAAAAACGCCCTGACAGGCTCTGCGTGCGTCTCCTCCGGCTCGATGACGAGCATCTTAATGATACGCCTTGCCTCTATCTTGCGGTATGCCTCCCCGGCGACTGCATCGTCCCATGTAAATGCACCATGCAGAGGCGCGTCCTCGTCCCTGCTTGCGTCAAGCAAGTTTTCGGGCGTCAAGCCAACTGTCTTTGACAACTCCTCGCATACCCTTCCGGCCTCGTCTGCATCTGCCTTGACTAAGCCGTGAATTTTCCATTTGTAAACCATGTGTACCTCCTTTGTGTTACCTAGCCACTCCTGCCGTACCAAGCCTTGCCGAGCCGAGCCTTGCCTGTCCCGGCCTAGCCTTTCCTGCCATGACATGCCTTACCAAGCCACGTCTCTCCTGACCGCTCCGCGCCAAGCCTAGCCTGCCTTACCGTGCCGTACTATGACCCAACAAACAATAGCACGCCTAGCCAACCTCGCCGCATCCGTGGAGCGGTTTTCGCTCTCGTGCTCCAGGAGAGGTATGCAAATCAGACATCCCGTTATTTTAGATACGGGTAAACTAAATTTCGCCCGTATTGCCGATAGCGCAGCATGTGTTTTTTAGTCCGTCTTGACGTGGAACGTGCCGAAATTGCCGTCCTTCTCCGGCCTCCACTCACCGAGGCCGCACACGAAACCACCAGCATTGATAACATTCACGATGTTCTCAAGTGAGAAGTCGCCGCTTGCGTTATACTTCACACGGAAGGTCGCAGACCAGTGATTGAACTGCCCTCTGTAGCGGATGTCCGCCGTGCCCATGCCGATACGCACCATATCCTCGCGCATCTCCGGCACATCGGACTTGATCTCCACGAAGTCGCCGAAATCGCTCTCGATAAAGAACGCACCTCGCAAGCCCATCTGGTTCTTGACCCACCCGAGGCGATAGGCCGCAGAGATGGCCGCCTGCTTGATAGCCGTCACCGGGAAACCGAACTTCGCACCGTTCTGGATGGCCGTCTCAAATGCCTTTGTGACCTCCTCCTCGCTTGCATCGTCATCATACTCCGGCTTGTTCGTGAGCCAATACATGCTCTCGCAGAAATCCGCGACCGGGTTCTTGATGGGCTTCTTCTTGCCCTTCGCCTTGCCCTGCTGTGCCTCGAGCATCATCCTCTTTGCCTTCTCCGACCATGCGTGCATGATAAGCGGCGTATCGCCTACGATCGTGACCTCCACGACCTTCGTCTCAATGGGTCGGATAGCGATAATCTCCTCATTCTTCTTTGCCGTTGCCATTGTGTTTTCCTCCTTGTTTGTGTTTGTGTTTGTTTATTCATCATCACCGGATCTGCCTGAAATAATCAGACAGGCGGTGATAAAGCCTACTGTTCCGCCTACGACAACGCCAACTGCGCAGCCGATAAGTGCATCAATCATTCTTATACCCCTTCCTAGCCATCGCCGCAAGCTGACAGCACTCGACCGCCGCATTGATGGCCGTGTGGTAGATAAAGTCCGCCATGTCGGAGATAAGCTCGTCATGCCGAACCATATCCCATGCAGCGTTGAGCATAGCGTCAAGGCGCGTCAAGTCCTCTTTGGCCTCCTCATACTCCTCCAACATGACAGCGTATTTCTCATGCTGTGAGTTGTGCAGACCGAAATTCTTTTCAGCCTCGTGCAGCTCCTTTTGTACTGCCTCGACAATATCCTCCCGGATCACGTCCACGGTATCACCTCCTTACTTCAACTTTTTGTAGTTGTACTTGTTTCGTTCGCTCTCCTTTTGAGCGCACTTCTCGCACATGCGGCGTCCTTCGATAGCGTGCCTAAATCCACATGATACGCAGTAGCCGTACTTCTGCCGCCTCTGCTTTGCTGTAACGCCCTTTTCGGACGGCAACATCTCTTCCAGCTTTTCGAGGTAATCTTCATACCACTTTGCTTTTCTGAAATCCTCGACTGCCGCAGAGCCTTCTTTTGCTCCAGCGCGATAGATGTATTTGTAAGCATTCAGCTTGCAAAATGCCATCGTTTCTTTTATGCCGAAGATTTCCTGCATCTCCACGATGCACTCTTTTCGTCCATCACGCTGATAATGCGCGGGATGATTAACTTTGTCCATAAATCCTCCTTCCTTGCGTTGCCATGCCAGAGCTAACCCAGACCTTCCCAGCCTAGCCTGCCTTGCACTGCCTTGCCAGAGCTAACCTATACGCTCCATACCTATCCTGCCACGCCTTGCCCATCCGAAACTGACCAAGCCCAGCCTTTCCTGCCACGACCCGCCGCACACGACCTAGCCCGTCATAGCCTTACCTATCCTGCCTTACCGTTCCACACCGGAACTCTCCACAACTAGCCATTCCTGCCAGACCCAAACCTTCCCGTCCAGTCCTGAACACGACAAACCGTTCCACGCCTGCCTTGCCAAAACATGACATTCCTAACCTTTGCTCGCCTTTCCTGCCATGACATACCCCTCCCTTACCGACCTCGCCCAGCCTAGCCTGCCTCTCCCATCCACGCCCGGCCTCTCCCATCCATGCCCGGCCTCTCCTGGCCTTTCCTGCCATGCCCAGCCTTACCTAGCCTCTCCGCCCACGCCCGGCCGCTCCCGGCCTTTCCTGCCTCATGCACTCCGGCTTGTCACCGCCGTCTGCGCTTGCGTTGGATGTTGAGATAGACATGCTCCCAGAAGTCCCGCTCCTGTTTCTTCTCGGCGTAGCTTTCATTTCGAGCTTTTTCGTAAGCTTGCCATTCTTTGCATGATAGGCGACACGTGGCCGACCGCTGCTTGCAGTCCTTTGTACACGGGCACTTCATTTCTTTTTGAAGTCCTCATGACTTTCAATGCGGACGCGAACCTCGTCAAGGTCGATACCGTACTTGTCCCGCACGGTCTCCATGACTGCATCCGCATTGACAGGCTTGCCGAAAACGTCCGGCAATTCCAAAACCTCTTTGAACCATCCGTGTATCTCCTGCAAGCGTTTCGCTCCGTAGCCGTGACGGGATAGCGCGTACAGCATAGCCGCCTCGATCTGTTTGGTCATATCTTCGGCGTTCTCCTTGAACGCTGAATACCGCAGTTCGTTATACTGCTCGACCATGTACTTTTCAGCGGCCTTGACTGCCTTGCGCTGTCCCGCACTGCCTTGATACGCTGCCTTCATGCTCTCATGCCGAGATGGTCAAGGATGCGGTCTACATCCTCTCGCAGCTCCCTGATTGTCTGCTCCGGCGTCTTGATCTGCGACGTGTGTTCCTTCGGCATGTAGTATGACCGTACCCATGCCAGCAACTTCGGCAGTTCCTCGTCCTCGTTACCGGGCTTGCCGTCAAGGCGATAGTGGCCATCGAAGGTTGCTCTCTCGACAACATACGCTCCCGGATTGTCAGTGCCAATGAAGCTGATTTGAACAGAAATTTCAAACGAGCTGATAATAACCGTCACGTCCTTGCTGTCGTCTATCGCGTTGAGCGCGTCTGCTGCATGGATGATCTCGTTGACCATCCTGTATGATGTTGCCTTCACGTTTTCCTCCTTCACATGTGCGCCCATTCATCCATCAACTTCATACCGTTGAGGATGCGAGCCTCTTCATCTGCGTTCCGCGCCATGACCTCTCGCTTGTGAGCCTCGACCATGTCGTGATTCGCCTTGTAGCGGTCATAGTTGTACGAACCGACCATTGCGAGAAGTAGTGCCACGGTTGCCGTCACAAGAAGTGACACCACCTGAAACCCCGTGACCCAAAATCCTACGGAACTTCCTAGAGCTGTCACCGCTGCCGTGATGTGCGGCGTCTTCCTCTTCATCGTGTCACCTCCTTTGGTGGAACGCCGGGGACTTGAACCCCGAGCCAGCCGGTTATGAGCCGGGAGCGCTACCATTGCGCCAGCGTTCCGTTATGCGATCTCTACCAGTGCTACCACGTCAGCGCCGCATCCGTTGCTGCCGAGGATAACTTCACCGTCATCCTCACCATACTCCTGCTCCCTGTCAGCGATAAGGAGAACTGCGCCAGCGGTGCTGTATGTGCGGAGGCATCTGTCATAGATGTCTGCGATGCGACCAGAAGACATGCTATCAGTGATGCCCACGGCGCATGTGCCGTTCAGAAGCTCGTCGCTCATCTCATTGTCGCTCCAGCTGTGGGAAGGATCCAGATAGCCGCGGTCTTCGGCGTTTGCCATATCGTGATTAGACGCCCCGCGCAGTCCGTAGTAGCTGTAGTTGCCGTTCTCGATCTCTTCGATGAGTTCTGCTATGCTCGTAATCTTTTTCATTGTGCTTACCTCCTTGCGATTTAGGCGCTTGGTGTTTGTTTCTGTATACAGTATACCACATTACCGCGCGTTTGTCAATACTTTTCCGAAAAATTTTTGAATTTTTACATTTTGCACAAAAGTCACACGCTCTTTTTGTGCATAGCCTCCATTTGCTAAAAATAACAAATGCATTTGTCAAAAACGCAAAATGCATTTGTAAAATCCAGAAAACGCATTTGCTAAAAATGAAAAATGCATTTGCAAAATCCGCAAGTTGTTATATAAATATAATAACAGATATAGAAAGAAAGATATAAAAACAAATATAAAAAAAGATATAGGGAAGTCCCCTTTAAAAAATAATAAGGCGTAATTTTTAAATTTTTGTTCTGATTTTCCAGAAATTTTTTCTGATTTTGGCAAACATAAAAGAGGGACAGGCGAACCTATCCCTCTTTTGTCATATTTTTTCGATTTTTTTAAGAACAGCACGGTACAGCTTTGGATTGATTATCATGAGCGTCTGCATCAGCTCGTCAAGCACGGCGAAAACCTCTTCCGGCTCTGCGCCATAGATGGCCTTGTAGAAGTCCGTATCACCATACAAGCCTAGTGCGCTTTTACTCACGGCCTCTACAGGGGCAGGCGCGAACGACTGCATGTATGGCTCTTTTGGCTCATATAAATGATCTCGCAAGGTGTATAGTGCGGACAACGCAAGGCAGTTCTTCCACGTTGGCTCGCTGCCTTCATACTCTGCTATCTCGTCCTCTAGCTGCTTTTTGGTGAGCATTTCTCGCTCCTTTATGCGTTCTCGATCTGCTTGATAGCCTTCTTGATGGCCTCCTTGGCCTCGCCGGATGCATCATCCATCAGCTCGTGCAGCTCCATGAGCATATGCTCCTTGCTGTCCTCACGGCTATACATGCGTCTGCCGTCCCGGTAGGAGTAGCCCTCACGGCTATAGCCTCCACGGCCTTCACGGCTATAGCGACCCATGCTGTCACGCTTGCGCCGTGCATAGGAGCTGCCCTCTTCGGAATACTCGCCATAGCTATCCATCGCGATGATGGTATCAATAGACTTGATGCTGTGCGTCAGCTTGTCCACGAGGTCGAGCGTCCCGGCGGAAAGCTTGCCCTCCTCCGAGATCTTCTCCAGCTCCTCGCAGAGCATTTCGCGAACCTCATGCAGATAATGTGCCATAGTTTTCCACCTCCTTATGCCACGCGAACGACCGTGAGATTGGCGTTCTGGACGTTGATAGCCGGAGCTGCACCTCCAGCGGTCGCCGCCTCACTAACATTCTCGACCGAGATGTCAAAGCAACATCCGCGAGGTACTACGATGTAGTCCGTGCTCGTAACGTTGAAATACTGCTCAACTGCTGCCGGGGTGACGATGGCGCGGCTCGTCTGGATAGCCTCACCATTTCTGGCGAGAGCTACGGCAATAGGGCCGACTGTTCCGCCATCGGGGATGGCAATGTTGCCGTTGAACGTCACCTGATAGACAGCATACTCGACATACGGATTGTTGACGATGCCTCGCAGGGTGACGATGCCGCTACCCTCAAGATGGAAGAGATAGCGGCGGTTCGTCCACAGAGAGCCGTCCAGCAGTACCGCCTGGTTAGGCTGTACAGTTTGCACTTCATTTCGCACAAATCTGGGCATTAGTCTCCCTCCCTCTTAGAAGCTGCCGTTGCCGAAGCCGACGTTACCGAACGGGTTGAAGCCCGTGCCGAAATTGTTGAAGCCGTAGTAGGGAACGCCATTGCCGCAGTTACACCCGAACGGGTTGCTCACAGGATATGCCGGGATAGGGTAGGGGGCAACACGGTTGACGATATACTGCGTCTGTGCGGCATTGTCAGCGGTCAGAGCGGCAGTCTGCGCGTTCTGGGACGCCGCGAGGTTCTGGAGAGCGACCTGCTGCTGGAGTTCAGCGATCTTCTCGTTCTTGGCGTCGATCTTGTCCTGACACATCATGTCAAGGATGCGCTGAGTGCCTGCCGTCTGTGCGGAAATAATGTCACGGATGCCGTTGGACAGAGCCTCACGGTCTGCACAGTTCTCGGACTGTACCAGAGCGCCGAGGTTCGCGGTCGCAAGGCGGTTCTCGCAGCAGCAGTCCGCAAGCTGGGACTGTACGCCATTGATAGCGGCAGTGTTCGCCGCCTGCTCTGCGAAGGAGCGGTTGAGGGACGCGATCTCGTTAGTGTAGAGCTGCTGAGATACAGCGTTCTGTGCGCCGTTGACAGTCGCGTTCACGCCTGCAAAGCCGGAGCAAAGAGAGTTCTGGACGTTGCCAAAGCCGGACGTCACAGCGGTGGACAGGTCGCCGAGCGCGGATGCAGTCGCCGCCTGATTGAAGCCTGCATTGGTGTTGGCATTCACACCGTTAAGGATGTTCTGCTGGCCGTTCAGAAGCCACGGGAAGTCATAGCCACCGAAGCCGCCAAAGCCGCCGCCAAAGCCCCCAAAACCGCCGCCAAAGATAGCGAACAGGAAGAGGATAGCAAGCCACGAGCCATCGCCGCCGAAACCGAAGCCGCTGTTGTTGTAGCCCATCATGGGGACGCCGTAGGGCATACCGTACCCATAGCCGCCGCCCATAGGCTGCACGGGCATTACCATGCCGCCATTTTCATCAGAGAGAGCCATTTATCATTCTCCTTTTCGATAATTTTATATCTAAAGCCCTGCGCACTGGCCTTGATACCGTCACTTATTTCCGCCCTTAAAGTTCTGGACGCCCTGCTGAAAGCCGGGAACGATCTGCTGGAGCTGTTGAAGCTGCTGCTGGGACATCTGCCCGGAGTTCAATAGGTGCTGCACCATCCCGCGCGGATCTCCTGCAAGCTCCTGCGGAATGTTGAACTTACGCTGAATGAGGAACTGCATCGGGTTACGCTGGAAGGACTGAAACTGCGTCATGATCTGCTGCATAGACGGCATCCCGCCGCCGTTCATAAGAGGATTTCCCATCACTCTTCACTCTCCTTCTTTGTCGTTCTGGTCTTTTTGGGCGTTGCATTTTCAATCTCGTTCTGCAATGCCGCTATTTTAGCCGCTAGAGCGTCCAGATCGGTTTTGAGGGCATACGCCCCTAAATCTATACCCCCAGACTGACCACCACCTAGAAACGCATTCTGGGCGCTGTTAGTCGGCATGTCCTCTTCCTTGACAAGTCTGTATTTCTCAAACTTCGGACGGTCGAGCTGTGAGACGTCCATCGTCTTGACATAGCAATAGGGGAGGTAGTCGTCAATGAACGTGATACTGTTGCCGGGGGCGACTGGATAAAGCCGCGCCTCCTGCTCGTTCTGTACTCTCACGAAGCCGCCGTTGTTCTGCGCCTGCGGTGCTTGCGGCATCTGCGCCGGAGCTGTCTGCTGCTGGAACGGATTTCCCGGGAAGTTCTGAAACTGCGCCGGAGCTGTCTGCGATGGATAGCCGCTTGGATAGTTGCTTGGATAGTACGGATTGAACGCTGACATTACGACCCCTCCTTGGTGAAGTAGTATATCGGGACTTCGTTGGAGCTGTCCCATGTATCAAAAATCGTTCCACCATCGACCGTGACAACATGTGTCCCGGTAGCGACCACGAAAAGTCCTTGCGGATGTTCTTCTACGAATTGGCCTATGGTGTAGCAGTCAGGGCAAGTGTTCGGGATGACGTACCTCTTGAAGCCTAGCCCTCGCAGATATGCGCCCCATACCGCATTGCTTGACGGCATATCCAGCATCATGAATCCTTGCAAGCACAGGTCGGTATATGACTTTTCCCACGTCTGCCCGGTTGCCTTGCAGACGGCTCGGATCACGCAGTCGCCAACATTCCTCCCGGCAGGGTTCGGATTGAAGAATTGAAACATCTCTATCACCTATCAAAATGATAACAAAAAAATAGCACTCCTACCACGAAGCAGGAGTGCTATTTATACGCAAGTTTTATGCACGTCGTTTGAAATGCGTTTTAAGGCCGCTAGCAAGCGTTTCTAGGCCGTTTGATGGCGTTTTATAATAAAACTACCCTATAAAGCAAGAACGCCCCGTGTGGGGCGTTCTACGCGCTGTTTTAAAAGATGTCTGCTATCTCATGGCCTGCGGCCTTGAGCCACGTTCCGAAAGCGGCCATATACATCGCCTTTGCCGCCATCTCTGCGCTTGTTGCGAGGTTGTGGCAAGCATACATGTACTCGGGAGCATCCTCATGGTGTTCCTTCTCGTAGTTCCAGATGGCTTCATCCGTCTCCCTCATAGCAGCTTGCATCTTTGTGTGATATTCATTAAGAGCCATTCCGCTCTCAGTCTCATTAAATGCCGCATAGGCGGCGTGCTCAGTCATAAACTTCATGCTATTTTCCTCCATTCAAATAGTAAATAAGCAACAACACCATGACGGCCACGGCCAGCAGCGGACGGTGGTCTGTGCGCCGTCTAGGCGTATTCGGGTGACGGTCGATGGTGTAGCTATACCCCGGCCGGGTCGTGCCACACCGCGTACAGTACGGGTCGGCGCTCCAGTTCGGCGCGCCGCACTCGCAGATCCAGTGTGCAGGGTCGGACAGTTCCGGCGTACTATACGACGATGTGTCGCGATAGCGACCACACTTCGGACACTGTAGCACCTCGATTGGTGCTGCGGATGCGCCGCAGTGCTCACACGTCCATCTTCTCATGTTTCCTCCTTGTTTGGTGTGGGGCGACTTGCGCCGCCCCTGTTGCCGTTATCGGTAGATTGCCTCGTATTCCATAGTCAACTGGTTGAACATTCTTCTAACATTTGCTGTTGCCATGAAGTTGGTCACATCATCACCGGGATAGCCGCTCATTCTCCATACGTCCTTTGTGTTGCCGTTCGTATACTTGATGCGCCACAAGTACGGTGCATCCTCATTCGCGTTGCGGTAGGTGGTCACTGCCTCGATGTAAGGCTCTGTGGGTTCCTCCTTGATCGGGAACGTGTTGCAGACCTCATCGCCGTCCTCGTACTCGATGTACTCCTCGACTGCGATGTACTCCTCGTCGTTACCGTTGTACTTGTCGATGTGGTCAAAAGCCTCTTCCGTGCTCTTGAAGCCACCGAGGAACCCTTGCTCGGTGTGGCCAGCAAGCCGCAGCACGATGCCGACCTCGTATCTGTAGATGTTCTTCTCCATTGTGTTTACCTCCTTATGGTTTTTTGTGTGGGGTTTGCTTCTATTATTAGTATAGCATAATATCGCGTAAAAGTCAATGCATTATGCAAAAATTTTTCGGAAAATTTTCAAGTTTGTCTATTTATACCAAATTTGTTAAATCCGCTTTGGAGACTTTAAACAAATCCATGCTTTTCGATGTCCTGCCGGATCAGCTCCTTGATGTAGCCCATCTTGGACGGCACTTCGTCCAGCTTGTGGATGACGTCTGCATCCGTGTTCTTGTTGAGCCGGAGAAGGACTGCGGTCATCTTCTCCTTCTGAAATTTTGAAATCGCGCGGTACTGCGCCTCTTTGCTCTTCATGTTTCCTCCTTTGATGTGCGCGGCCTTGCAGTCTCCCACAAGGCCGCTTGTGGTGTTTACAGTCTCATGCTGACGGTCTTCTTCTCGCCGTACTTGTCGATAAGTCCCATGATCTCAGCGGTGCTAACAGCGTTCCCGGCCTCTGCGAGAATAGGTGCTGCATCTTCCATGATAGCCTTCTCGTCATCCTTGATAGTTCCGGCAAAGAGGGCATACGTCTCGCAGATCTCACGGCACGTCTTACCATCGGCCATATCAGCTATAGCGACCGCAGCTCTTACGGAGCGCCCTCTTGCAACGAGCGTCTTGACAATGCTGGTATACCGCTTTTGAGACTGGTTGTTGAACGTGATCCATCCCGCCCACAAAATCGCGCCATTGGATGCGATCGTCGCTATAGCATCGCGCAGCCTTACGATAGAGCTTAGGTCATAATAGCTAAACTTTTTCACGATGCGCTTTGCATCATGCACGGCCTCTTTTCTTGCTCCCGCAAGAGCATCCTCAAAGTATGCGTCTCCCGGATGCAGTCTTGCAACGTCCGTGCAGAAGTAGTCGGTCGTGCTGTCCGTGTCGTTGGTCGGGTTCAGCTCCCACGGGATCTGGTGGCCTAACTCCTTCGCATAGATCCAGACATCCTCGACCTCGTGAGACTGCTCCTTGCGAGTGATTCGGTAAAAGCATCTGATAAGGTCGCCGTCTCCTACCTTGATACCGTTCCAGAAGAAGTGGAGCGTGGTGTCGGGGGCTTTGTGCTTGCGAGGCTTTGCCGGAGATGCCTCCTGCTTGATGCGCTTGATAAGATCCTCGTACCATGCCACGCTCTTGCGGCTCTGCTGGACGTGGGCGTTCTCCTCGCCCCAATCCCACGCCTGACGCTCTGTCTGCTTTGCCAGCGTGTCATGCTCCTCTTGCAGTGCCTCGATGATGTACTGCATGTCGATGCCTGTCACTACCTCGATAGTGGCGTTTGCCTTGTCCCACGCCTTTGCCTCTGCTGCCTTGCGGCGATCGCTCATGAAGTGCGTCAGCGGCCAGAATGCGATGTTGTACTTGCCCTTGCTAGGCTTGCCGTTCTTGCAGATTTTGGTGAGGGAGTAGTCATGGCCGCTCCACGTCGGGTCTCCCGGCGACCTATGCACGAAGTATAGGCCGTTGTCGCTCTTGCAGTAGGCATTCTCGATGCGAACCGTCATGCCAGTGATGATCTCGATACCGTTCTTGTCAGTCATTGTGTGTTCCTCCTTTGTGTGTGGGGCAGACTTGCCGCCCCTGTTCGTTGCCGTTATGCCTCGATGATAGTCAGCTGGTTTCTTTTGAGCCAGTCGGCGGTCTCCTCGTCGCTGTAGAGGCTAGTATCGTAGATATTCTCTATGAACAGCTCCCGCGCCTCGTCCTCGTTCTCTGCCTCGATTACAAGCTCGTTCCCGTACTCGTCCTCGATGTAGAACTTCTCTGCGTTCCAGTCGGTCTGCGTGTATGCCTTGTATGCGTTCATCATGGTGTTTACCTCCTTGTTTTGTGTGTGGGGCTTGTGTTGTTTCTGATATTAGTATAGCATAATGCCGCGCGGAAGTCAATACTTTTTCAAAAATTTTTCGGAACTTTGCGCGGTTTTGTATACATGCACAAAATATATGACCTCATACTGTGCATTTTGCATAAGTCTATACTAATATACCGAAAAAAGGAGGGGCGAGACCTTGGCAAGCCTCGCCCATGGAACGGAAAAAGAAGGTATAACACAATAGCCGACTGCACGGCATCTATAGTATATCACATGCGACGCAATTTGTCAAGATGCCGGAAGAGGATGTCGCTCTGCTTGTAGACGATGTTCTGCACATGTCTGACAGATAGGCCAAACTCCTCGGCCAATGGCTCATAGCAGATGCCGTCTATTAGCCGCCGCTTCAAGATAGCTCGGTCGCGCTCTCCTCTTATCCATTCGTCTATGAGGTGTGCAAGCTCGCTGTTGGACAGTTCATCGAGGGACATGCCGTCACCTCTTCCTGCGCCTTGTCGCCATGCCTTTTGACTTGCCGTTCTTTTTCTTCCTAGTTTTCCGCTTCACTCGTAGCCTCTGTCCCATAAATCTCAACTCCGTTCTCACTGCCGATGATGTTCACGCCGCGCCCGTCTTGTTTATACTCAACTTCATAGCTCTGGAAATCGTACTGATTGAGGTACAGAAGCCATGCCACATTGCATCCGAGCAGAGCGACTACGGCAATGATTATCGCTATCCACATGCGCTTGAGCTGCCGTTCAAGCCGGACAACGATGCCCTCATGCACGATATATGGTACTTGCGTCTGATTTTCCATGTGTTATACCTCCATGTTGTGTTTTTCAGATGGTCAGCTCCCAGCCTACCTCAATATGATTTGCCGCCATGCGCGGATAGGTAGCCTTATTTTGCGCGAGAATGGCCTCTACGGTTGTTCCGTGCTGCTTCGCTATACGGTATAGGGTGTCGCCCCTCTGCACCGTGTAGCGCGATTTGGTGGCCGTTTTGAGCATCTTGTTGACAGAGGCCTGAACGATGCTGTAGTCATACCCGGCCTCTGTCAGGCGTCTCTTGCGCTCCTCGCCGTTGCCCCACTTGCCGTCGATGACCTCTGCGGCAATTTCCGCAGCGCCCTTGACCGCCTGCGGCTCGTCCTGCTTTTCGTCCTGCTCCGGGATGGTGAAGCGGTCGAGATACATCTTGCCATACTTCTGCCGCCGCTGTCGCGCAGCAGGGGAGGTGTCAGCAGGACGCTCAAACTGCAAGATAACGATGTCGGACGCCTCTGCAAGGCTATGCGAGGACGTCAGCACGCGCCACACCGCAGGATAGCTGAACCGCAGCTCGTTCAGCAGGAAATCAAGCTGCATGTCGATGTCTCCGATGCTCTTCTTACTGGACTTTGCGAAGTTGAGAAGTGCCTTTTTGCGTGTCCAGTAAGTCCACTGTGCGAGGCCGTACCCGGCCTTGTCGTGGACAAAGCCGTCATATTTTCCGCCATCCACTGCCGCCGTGTATGTCTCGTCCGTATAGCCGAGCTTGCGCTCATAGCCGTTCTCGAGGTTGATGGGATTTAGAAGGCTCTCGGCATGAAGGTTTCCCATCAGTCCCGCCGCGCCCTCTCGCGTGAACCCGGCATTGATAAGCCGTGTCCAGATTTTAAGATCATACATGCTTACTCCCCCTTATACGCATTATATCGTTTTTCGTCCTGCTCGTCAAGTCCGTTCTGATTTTTCTGGTACTTCGTGCCGAAAAAGAACGCTATCACCGTAGAGAACACCTTCATGAAGTCCTCGCCTGTGACCCTGCCTGTGACAGCGAGATAGGCGAATACCGCAGTCAGCGTGATTGTCACTATGGACTTGACGTCTATCAACTTGGCCAGCTTACTTCCCATGCACATCCGCCTCCAGCTTTTCGAGGTCGTTTTCCAGCGTCCTTATCTGCTCTCGCATCTGCTTTATCTGCTCCTCGACTACGGGCATCCTCTGTGCGAAATTGTTGTGCTGCCGGACTTCCGCCGTAAGGTTGTCAAGCCGTGTGCTCATGACCGCTTGCGAGACTTCGAGTTGCTGTTGGAGCTTGGCCGCGCTTGCTTGCGAGGAAATGATCACGCCTATGATGCTACATACACCCGTCACAATTGCGATGATAATTTCCGCCATGCTATCACCCCCCTTAATCGACCACAAGACAGGCTCGGAGCGTTACCATCTGCAAGCCGCCGGACGTGGTGAGTACAAAGTCAAGGAAGTATGCGCCGTGCAAGTTCTCCGTCTCTGCATTTGTAAGAAACACCTCGTACCACCCCTCGCTTGCCGTGCATTCCTTTGTCAAAACAACATTCGAGGGATCGAAACGGTTAGAGAGCTTGACGGCCATAGTCGCGCCGGACAGCTCTTCGGCTATCTGTACCCGGAATGTCGGGGTCGCGCTGCCATTGATGATGTGAAGGACGTTCGTCCTATCGTAGAGAAATTCGGTGTTGTCTCCGTACATTTTACCCCTCCTTATACTCTCGCTTCAAGCGCGGCTATGCGCCTTTCATGATCGTTCAGCATATCATATGCGCGTTGGATGTTGCTATTTATAACCGGGATCGTCTGCCCGGAGATAGCAGTCCATCCGTATGTATTATCCCATATGCGAACGCCCTGCTGCGAAATGGTAAGCACATCGTTCCCGGACACATCCTTGAAATAAATCGCTCCTGCCTGTGCGACGATACGGCCGACCGTGTCGTTTTTCAGCTCCCATTGCAATGGTGAGAACGTGTGATGCCAGTCGCCATAATGCAGCTCGATGGCGTCATATGTCTGCGAGGATGTATTGATCGCTATCCTTCCACCTGTGATGTTGGCATTCGTGGAGCTGAACGTGTTTGCTGTGCAGACGCCGTTCGCGTCCACATGGAACGTCCCGTTGCCGTTTGAGATCTCGATACCTCTCAGAACGCCTGCTGTAATAAAATCCGCAACAATAGCACCGTCCATCGTGATAGCTGTGCCATATGTGCCGGGATATGCACCGCCGGGCGTGTCGCTCTTGCTATAACCTAGGCCGCCGATATTCCATCGCCAAACCTTCGTTGCAGTCTCGATGCTGTCGGTGTTCATAATGAGAATTTCGTTCGGATTTACGACAACGTACCCCTCAATTCCTGCATTAATAAGCGCGGTCGCCGTTGCCTTTGCAGAGGCAAGAATATCAATCTTCTGCTTTGGCAATTCGTACTCAAGGAGCTTTGCCGTGCGGGACGTTGCTGTCGTGATCTTCTCGGTCTTGTCACCTATCTCCACCCGTGGCTTGTATGGCTCGAAAATATCGACCGTGCGCTTCATGATACGCAAGTCTTCATCAATGCCGACGAGGCGGTTGTAGAAGTGGTAGACATTGCCCTCACGGAACGCATCTGCATCCTTGCCAATTGTGGACAGGTCAAGGACTTCGGACGTGTACGACCGCTTGACGCGATTGTTGAGGGCGAGATACTGTGTGCCATAAGTCATGAGCTGCTGTGCATCCTCTATCTCGTCAAAAGTTGCCGTACCCACGACAATTCCATATTTTTCAATAGCATTTTGGTCGTCGATGTAGGGGACGCCATCATTCACGGAAGAGATGGTCAGACGTTCGCCTGTCTGGTCGCCGCTTGCATTTGTCAGCATAGCACCAAGGGGAATGAGCCTTGTCACGATATAGGTCGGGTTGCTCTCGAGGACGATGCTCGACATGTTCCATGCAAGCTCTACCTTTGTCGGCGATACGGAAGGGGAGGCGTCCGTCTGCATGTAGTATAGCACAAGCTCTCCATTCTCGCTCTTCATGGCCAGCTCCCCACCCCATCTGGATATGAGATTTTCCTTGATCTCGTCCATCGTGGAGCGATAGCCTACCTCTACCCGCTGTGCATACCCGGTAACATCGCAAACGACCCTTGCAATTTGCTTTTCCGCACTGCTCTGTGCGTTGTGATTATCAACGTACCACTGCACAAGCTCTGTCGCCCTGATGTTGGTGAAAACGTGATACATCTGCACAGTATCGCACAGATAGGCAAGCAAGCCCTCGCACCACACTTTTTTGTAGACGATGCCTGCGGACGTCATGCCTTGCTGTGTGCGCGTCACACGGCCTTCAAACTCCGCCTCGTTAGTCTTTGTGTTGTCTATCTCGACAAGCGTCTGCAATGCCTCAAAAGCATCATAGCACGGATTTTGTGGATAGAGTGCAAATTCGGCTTGTGGAATAAGATTGACACCACAAGTGAAGTTGCAGAGCGAGACCCTGCGGGAGCTGTCCGCTTTCATCTCGTGCAACTTCTCCGCCGTCTCACCATTTTTGATGGTCAGCTCATACATCAGATCACCTCCGGCATCCTGTGTTCGTAGTCGTTGAGGAAAGCCGTCCATCCTGCGGGAGAGTTGCTATACTGGCCAATGCCAGACTTCGTCAAAAACGTTTGCACAAGGCTTGCGTCACCCGCTGTGATAGTGCCGTCCCTGTCTGCATCTGCCTTTAGCTCCTGCTCAGGCGTCAGGCCGCTAGGCTCTCCCGTTCCTATCTTTGTAGCCGCCGCAAGTATATCCGACGCATCTCCCGCCGTAACACTGCCGTCACCGTCTATGTCCGGCCATAGATTTTCGTCGACTGGATAAGCCGGGTTTAAGTTGGCCTTGCGGAACGCCTCACAGTGAAAAGTCACGGAGACCATGTGCGCCCCGTCTGCCTCTCCTACCGTGTCAATGCGCTGTACCTTCGCGACCTTGCCGACAAAGTGGTAGTCCGTCATGAAATCATCATAGATGGAAAACTGTCCGCGCAAGCCATAGATGAAGTCGATGAACGCGATGATGGACAGCTCGTTGAGGCGTTCATCCTGCAATGCAAATTTGAAAATATACTCAATGTCCCGGTATTGATACACTCGGTCGCCGAACAGCTCTCCAAAAGAATTTTCCTGCGAGGAGTAGGGAGGCGTCTCCGTGGGATCGTACCACTCGGGATAGTCCCGGACGGCCTTGTGCAGGAGCGCACTGAAATCTCGGAATGAATGCTTGCCGTTTATGGTGATACCCGATGTTGCATCTCTCATGCCAGCACGCTCCTCTCTTCTGCCTCACGGATGAAGCCTAAATCGGAATTAATGGCGTTCACATCCGTGACGATCGTGTGACCCTTCTTAATTTCGCTCAAAATGCCCCCTAGCAGCTCGATAGCGGCGTTCAAGGCGTTTTGACTATAAACTACACCCCTATCACGTCCCCCGCCTTCTGCGGCGTTCTGCGCGTTGCTAGGGGCATATGCCGTGGCGTGCTCTTCGGACAGATCTGCCGTCCTATAGATAGGCCTCTCGACTTCCGGCATCTCCATTTCAGGCGTAGGAATGTTTTCCGCAAACCCAAGAGCATCATTGAACGCCTTGTCAAGCAGACTTGCATTTTGCGAGATGCCATTTGCAAAAAGCTGCATCATATCGGGCGCACTCTTGTCAAAGTCAGACAGCGGACCTCTCTTCGGAACGGAGAAGTGCAGATAGTCGGCGACCACTTGTGCCGCACCGCGAGCCTTAGATGTCAGCGCGTTCCACTTTGCCGTGATGCCGTCAATGAAGTTCTGGATCATGTCCCGACCCCACGTCCTTGCATCTCTCACAAGCTCCGTGAATTTATCCGGGATAGCTTGTAGTTTCTGCTTGAACTCTGCGACCTTGTTCTGCAAGGTAGCTGCGATATTTACCCAGAACTCGCGCCATTTGTTGCAGAAATTGGTGAAGCCGTTGTAGATCTTTGCACCGAAATCCTTGATGTCGTTCCAGCCAGTGTTCCACGCCTCGCCGAGGCCAGTCAGGAACTCGGTCGCTTTGGTGGATATGTCATCAGCACCAACAGCAAAGCTGTCGGCAAAGTCGGAGAACTTTGCGTCTGCGTCGTTCAAGAAGTTCTCGATGTCGATATACCCTATAGCCCAGCACTCGGACAGACCATCAACCGCATCACTGATAGCATCCACCTTTAAGAGCCCGTCAGCAATGCCGTTGATGATAGCAAGGCCAAAAGCGCCCCAGTCATACTCGGCAATGCCGTTGCCTATCTCTGCTCCAAGCTCCTCTGTAAAGCCGAGAAAACTGCCGCCGATCTTGAAAACACCCTCGACCAACTTTGCAAGGATGGTCGTTCCCGCGCTGATGATCTTTTCGAGCGTGTCCGGCTTCGTAAGCTCCCCGAGAAGGGCGGTGATAAGCGTTTGAGCCGCTAGCAGGATGTCGTCAAGGTTGTCCGTGAACGCATCCACAAGGGACATAATGACGTCTATAGCGGCATCCATCAAAGAGCCGTCTTCACTGGTGATTCCGCCTATGAGCGACTGTATGAACTTTGTGCCGACATTGATGATGTCATCAACATGGCTTATGAGCGCATCCGCAATTTTCGGAACTACATCCATAGCGGCCTTGATTATCTTCGGATCGGATAGGACTTCAACAAGCCGACCGAAAACATCCGCGACAAAGTCAATTGCCGCCGGGATCCTGTCTGCAAGCGTGGTAAACGTGCCAATGAGGCCGTCAATGAGAATTTCAGCGACCTTTTGCAGTTTATCAACGTCTATCAGCTTCGGGAGCTGGTCGAGAAGTCGCCCAAAAAATCCGTTGAACGCTTCCAGTACCGCAGGCAAATTGTCGATAAGGCCATCCGCAACAATGCCGATGACATTCCCTAGCGTGTCCCCGATTTTGGATAGCGATCTAGTCGCTTTTCGCAAGCCCGTTGTGATGGTATCACCTATCTTGTCAAGCAGTCCCGGGAGCTGGTCAGGCAACATGGAAACAACATCATTGAGTACATTTTCAACGACTTTTCCACCGCTCGTCAGGATAGCAGAGATGCCAGACAAAAAGCTGTCTGAATTTTCAGAAATGAGCTTTTTGGCCGTCTCATACATCTTCGGGATCAGCACCGGGAGCGTCCTAGAAATGCCCTCGAATATCTGCCCAATACGGGGCGCAATGTTGCTTGCCACTGCATCAACTGACGTCATGAGGTTTTCGGACAGCTCCGCAAGGTCAACGTCCTCGCGGCCAAATCCCGTCAAGAGGTTTTCCCACGCCGCCTTGAGCGCCTTGCCAGAGCCTTCGAGCGTCTTCGCGGCCTCTTCGCCAGTCCTGCCTAGAACGCCATACGCATCCGCATAGTGCTCCAGAACGGAAACTATCTCGTCCGTGGATAGCTCGTCAACACTCTCTATCTCACGCCCAAGGATGCCGGACGCATTTGCAGCCTCGAGAAAGCCCTCCTTCGTTCCCTTGATGCCGATATTGAGGTTATCGAGATACGAATATGTCCCCTTTAACGCCCAGTTGATTGCATTTGCCGCATTTTCCGCAGTATAGCCGAATGTGTTTGCAAGGTCAGCTTCGAGCTGCATGAGGCGGTTGGTAGTCTCGATGGCCTCGTTTTGGTCTGCCATTCCCGCCTTGATGAGGGGATATGCGCCCATAAACGCCTCATAATACTCGTTGGTAGACATGGTGAGCGTTTTCCATGCGTCTTTTCCCGTCTCCATGACGGTATTGATGGCCTTCTGGTTGCCCTCAAAAGCCGCCTCGATACCGCCTAGCAACTGCTCATAAGTGCCGTATGCGTCAAGTCCCTGTTTCGTGAGTGCCACAAGTCCAGTCGTGGCCGCTCCAACTGCCGCAACACCTACCTTTGCAACGGCCTCAATGGCTCTCCCGGCTACATCTGCAACTTTTTTCAGGCCGTCCGCAGCTTTGTCAAGGCCGTCACGAAACTTCTCAAAACGTTTCCCGGCCTTTTCGGCCTCTTCGCCTGAATCCTTTGTGTTTCTCCCGGCTTTTTTCAGCTCGTCCGCAGCATCTTTGGCCGCTCCCTCTGCATCTTTTAGCTCATGCTCTGCCTTGTCAAGCTCGTTCGCAAGTCTCTTCGTTTCGTCAGAGGTGACGCCAGTTTCCATCGCGGACTTGTTGAACGCCTCGGTCAGCTTTTCGACTCGCTCCTTTGCGGTGGAAACTTCCTCTTTGGCCATATTTAGCCTGTTTCGGAGCGCAGTTATCTTTTCAAGCAGCGGGTTCGTCCTCTTTGCGGCCTTGTCTGCCGTTTCCCCGAGGCCGTCCACGCTATCTTTTGTATCGTCAATGCTATCTTCGAGGCCGTCAGCAGACTTCCCGAGGCCGTCCATGCTCTCACCGAGCTTGTCCGTCTTTTTGCCTGTCTCGTCCTCCTGCTTTTCGGTGTCCGCAAGCTCGTCGGTGACTTTCTGAATATCGTCCACTACATCGGAAATTTCCTTGCCGACTTCGTCCATGGACTTGCCGAGATCTTCTGCCGCATTGACCGTGTTTTCAAGGCCATCTGCAAGGCGTTTCCCACGCTCTACTGCATTTTTGATGCCGTCAAGATAATTTGAAAAATCCACGGAAATGGATGCAGACAGATCAAAAATATTCACGCTATCACCTCTCTTCTCTCATGCGTTTTAGCTTACCTTTGAGCCGCGCGATTATTTCCGCGCCCGTTTCTTTTGGCTTTACCTCCTGCACAGGATGCACAAGGTCGTAGTATCTCATGCTCATAGCACGGCCTCCCGCGAACCTCTGCGTGTTCTCCGTTAGGACTTTTAGCGCGTCTGTAACGAAAATGCGGCACGCTTCGTCCCGCTCATACTGCTTGAAGCGTTCGACTGCGTACCGCATTAAAAATCGTGGATTTGATTTTGGATATTGCAAGGAGCTGGACAAGAGGATCAGACGTCCTCCGTCTTGGCCAGCAAGGAAAAAGCCTGTCTGTACTCCGGCGTCTGGATGACCTCGATCAGCTTTGTCATGACGTTCTTGTGCGTGATGTCAAGCTCGTTCTCGGCCACGCCCTCATGCAGAGCCAAAAAGCGCACTACATCGGCATTGTGCCGCTTGCAGATAAGCCCCGTCGCGCGGATGATAGCAGGCATCGTTCCCTTGTCCTTGCGGTTTTTCAGCGCGTCAGCGACTTCCTTATCCTCCATCACATCCGCAATGATAAGGAGCTGTTCGCCGAAGCTGTCAACCTCCATCTGTTTTGCATTAAGATCCATTTAGCAAGCCCTCCTCATGCTAGATTTACTTATGCGCCGTCATTCTCGCCATCTTCATCAGGCTCTGCGACGTAGAACTCCATCGGCATGTCCTGCTGTGCCGCCATAGAAACGTGGCCAGTCAGTTCAAGCGAGATCTTACCCTTGCCGTTCTTGGTGGTCTGGAGCGTGAAGCCGCCCGTGGACAGCGCGTTCTTGAGCTTGACAGCTACCATGCCGCCATTGGCCTTGTCACCGACCCACCACAGATCCCTGAAATCGGTCTGCTCAAGGTCACGCCTCGGCTTGATAACGCTGGTAGTCGTACCTTGAAGCGTTGTCACATCTGCCGCACCGAGCGCATAGTGAATGGAATTGCCACCAGCGCTGATAGACGAGAACGACATGCCGCAGTCCCAGCCATCGAGGTGCTTCAGCTCCTTCATGTTGTTCGGCACGTTGTCAACATCCTCGCCCCAGTCACTGTATGTCGGGACACAGGTGATGTTGACACCGCCAGTAGTAGCACAGAGGATGTCTGCATCCGCAGGCGCTGCCGGATTTGCCGGGTCGAAGTTGGTCAGCAGCATTCCGGCATCCATCTGGATCTCATCGAAGGTGTTCTTCGGGATAGTCGTAAACTTACCCATATGTTTTCACTCCCTTCATATCACGGTCAGAAATTCCGCCGTGATGCTGATGATATTTCGTTTGATGTCCGAATCGCTCGGGTCGGTCATGCACCGGGAAAACGGGCTGCCCTGCATGAGCCATAGCTTGCCACCGTCTACGTTGGAAATGATGCAAGGTTTGTGCATTTCCAAACGCTCTGCGACCTCTGCGGCCTTTGCATTGCAAGCGACCCACGAGGTCGAGTGATACCAGATACTAGCGTTCAGCGGGATGCGATTTTCAAAGTTTGCCGTTGCCACCTCATAGGTGATATACGGAAACTCTGCATCGTCCGGCACTGAATTTTCCTCGTATGCCGGGAGGCCAAAACTGCTGTAAAACTGGTATAGTGCCGCCGCTTTAGTCACTCGGCAACACCCACTCTTCCGCGCTCACTTGGCGCATATCCAGCGTGGAGCTGTTCGGCGTCTTCACATCATCACCGTCAGACAGTACCCGAAAAATCTTCCCATCTGACAACCTAAACACAACATCATGATATTCAAGCGTCACCGCTTTTCTTGTGGTGATGGTGTAAAGTGCCGTCACGCCCTGCTTTTCGCCGATCCGCGCTTGCATGGAATTGTCAAGCCTCGCATTTGCCGAAAAAGTAGCGTCAGAGCGTGTCCATGTTGTTTCATAGCCGCCCTCACCGTCCGGCACGCGAATTTTGTTGATGAACGCGAAATTCTCCATTGCCTCGTCAAGCAAGCTCATAACACGTTCAACCTCCTCCATGCATTCAGACGGCTCTTGAACACGTCTTGCCATACAGCCGAACTGCCGCTAGTCCCCGAACCGCTACCGCCTTTGGAATAGCTGTAGCCGCCGAAGCTCTCGCTTGTGAACGGCGACATGTTGACGCTATCAAGAGCCTCATTCTTTGCCCTCCATGCCTGAATGTCGGTGCATAGGGCGAGAAAAGCGGGAGGGACGCTCATCGCCCAGATAGCACCATCAAAACTCTCGTCCGCAAGCTGCAAATCGTCGGAATACTGATGCACCCCGTCGTTCAGTGCGCTGCCTACGATACGAAAGAATTGACCGTTTTTTAGGAAATCGAGCGGCGAAATGGTGTTTCCGACGATCTCAAAAGTCCCCTCGTGGATGTCATCCTCATAGTGGGGGATAAAGTAGTTCCGCACCTCTGCGCAGATCTCGGTAATATCCATATGCACCGCCTCCTTCCGTTTATGCGGATCTTAGTAGACTTCAAATTCGATTTTTGCAGAAATTCTGCAAATTTTGAAGATAAAACATACTTTTTGGATGCCGCAAGTATATTTCATTCTCGAATTTGTGTCTTAATCCTGCTTGCGTCTGCGCTTCGGCTTTGTCTCCTCTGCCTCTGCGCCATCCGCGACCTTTGCCGCCTCGATAAGCGGCGTCTTCTGCCTGTTGCGACTGCCGGACAGCTCCGTGATACGGCTCACCGTAGGCTCATAGCCCTCGCGAGGATAAGTGTCACCAACAAGGTACTTGTGGCCATCATCCTGCAAGTCGGTAAAAGCCTTGATAACCGTGTACGTCATACTCACGCCCCCGTATCGGAAACGGTCGCGATGTACAGGCTATCCGGGTTGTACAGTACAGGCATGAAGAGCGCGGATGCCTTCGTCCAGAGGACGGCCGGGTCTGTCTCGCTCCACTGCGTGATATATACATACGGAGAAACACCGCTCTGCGACACGTTGAGGAAACGGTTGTTATCCACCTCAGGCGGATCGCCCCACAGGCCGATACCGAGACGGTTGCCTGCGGTCGTGCCGAAGAAGGTGATCTTGTCCTGCGGATAGTAGCGGCGCGTGGTGATGGACGGACGCCCATCGCTGCCGATAGCTGCGCTTGCACCGTAGGTCAGGTCGTTGGTGATGATGTTCGAGATGCCGAACTCCTCGTCCAGATATGCGTCAAGGTTGCTCTGGCGGATCAGCGCACCAACACCGATATTGCCGTTGATGACCTTCTGGAGACTGGCATTGTTCCGCATCTTCGTGACGTTCTTGCGGCTCGTTACCATGCCGGAGATGGTCACGCCCTTCTGTGCAGCATCATCCACGATGTCCTGGATCTGCGAAGAAACGTCAGCGCTTGCAGACAGGTCAAGCGTGTATGCCGTGTTTGCGGCCGGAACGCCATAGTCAACGGTGATGTCCTGGTTGTTCTCCTTGATGGTCACCTTGCCAGTTGCAAGCAACTCGTTCTTTGCGACCTTGGAGCGCGTGAACACCTGATCCGCAAGGCGGATGCCGTCCTCGAGGACATAGCGGCGCATTTCCTCATTCTGTACCCCCGTGCGTGTGAGTGCTCTCATACGCTCAGACTGGTTCAGCTTCACCTTGATAAGCCCCTTCTCGATGTTGTGAACGTCGATTGGAACACGGAAGGTGGTGTTTGCCTCAGTGTCGAAAGCGTGGAACTGCGCCATAACAGGAATCTGATACTCCGCCGCGATGGACTGCCAACGTGCCACGAGGTTGTCGGTCTTCTCGTCACCGAACAGGCTGTCGATAGGGTCGTTAGGACGCTCCGGGTTGAACGGGATGCTCATCCACTCGTCCTGCGGGATCCATCCGAAAACGTTATTTTCCCAAGTTACTGCACTCGGCATAGTTTACACCTCCCAATTGGGGCGCGTGACCGTAGGCTCGGCCACGAACTTGAAGCCCTTGCCCTCAAGCGCGGTCTTTGCCGCAGTGGCAGGAGCTACGGGAAGACGGCCAGTGTATACCACGCCAGACAGCACCACGCTGCCGGGCATGTTGCCATTGGTCACGTCTACATCCTCATAGACGATGCCCTCTGCGGTCGCGTCATTGGCCGGATAGATAGTCCCCATAGGAACGTACTTCGAGCCGTCAGAGGCCGTGGTCGCGCCTGTCTGCGAGATCTCACGGGTCTTGCGCTCGCAAGCCTCGTTGTCAGCGAGGAACCAGCCGGGAGCATAGACCTTAGAGGTCTTGTCGCTGGAAATGAAGCTCATGAAAAATCACTCCTTCTTGCCATAGTGGCTCTCATAGTAGGCCTTCGCGATCTCTGCGCCAAGGTTACTACCCTTCTTCTCGGGGGCTTTTCCGCCTGCGGGAGGCGTTGGCGTACCTGCGCCCTCATCCTTGACAGTCGGGATGACGTCAGACCACTCCGCCTTGACCGTCTCTGCGGCCTTTGCGCTGTCCTTGATCTTGCCGTCGCTGTCAAGCTCGATGCTGCCGAAATCAAGCCCTCGCATCACTCGGCTGTGCCAATTCTCCGGCACACCAAGCTCCTTGAGCATGGCCGTATAAGCCGTCTTCTTGCTTGCAAGCGTTTCCTTGCTTGCAACGTCCTCCTTGTACTTGTCGAACGCCGCCTTTTCGTCCTCGTACTTCTTCTTGAAGTTGTCGCTGTCCGCCTGTTCCAGCTTTTTCTTTGCGTCTGCAAGGTCTGCCGTCAGCTTGTCCACGCTGTCCGCCTTCTCCTTTGCATCCGCAAGGTCTGCCTTAAGGCCGTTCACGACTTCCAGATGTGCGTTCATGATCTCGTCGATCTTGTCCGGCTCAATACCCAGAGCCGCAAGGAATGACCGCTTAAATGCCATGGTGTTTCCTCCTGTTCTTCGGTCGCATTACTTCGCGATTTGGAATGGTCTCACAGAAAAACAGAAAGAGCCAATGACGCATTACTTCGCATCATTGGCTCTCGGCTCTTCGGCTCTCGGCTCTAGTCGGGCAACAGGGAACTCGCGTTTGCATCGCTTGCAGAAGACGTATATCTTGCCTTCTCGCTCCACGGCAAGCAGCTTGCCGCAGGAGCAGTTGACCGCCTTGCCCCGATCTGTATTCTGTTTCAAATCCATTCTAACACATCACCCCGCAAATGTCAAGCGTTTTGTGAAAATTCGTTAAAATTATTCTACCATAGCAAATCCGATTTGTCAAGGGGCGCCTTTTTGGTAAAGCAAAAATAATCAAAATTTGAGAAATCGTATTTAATGCCGCTAGCAAGCGTTTCTAGGCGTTTTGCGTTTTTGGGTATAGTTTTACTATAAAACCGTCCAAACGGCCTAGAAATTGATCCTCGTGCAAAATAGGGGTATTCCAGTATACCAAAATCAAAAAAAAAAAAATCCAGAAATCAAAATCGCATTGGCCAGAAAAATCAGTCCTCGCAAATCAAAAAGCGTTCTCCGAAAAATTTTTGAAAAATCTCTTTTAAATTATTTTTTAAATTGGAACTTCCCTTATATCTGTTTTTTTATTTTTTTGTATATCTGTTTTTATATCTGTTTTATATTTATATAACAATTTGCAAATTTAGCAAATGCATTTTGCGTTTTTAGCAAATGCATTTTTCAAAAACAGCAAATGCATTTGTTATTTTCAGCAAATGCATTTGTTAAAAACAACAAATGCAGAATATAGCCATTTTTTGAATGTTTTTAAAAGTTTTCAACAAAAAAAGAGGAGCTGCCCGGGTGGACAGCTCACTTCTTCATGAACGTTTCGATGATGTGCTTGTACTGGTCAAGGCACTCTTTTTCGGTCACGGCTCTGCGTAGCATATGCCCGGCACGCATCTTGACCGTGCCTTCCTCCAAATACGGAAAGTACGGGACATTGCTACCGATGTAGACACGGTTTTCCTCTACCGGGACGCCGTTTATCTCTTGTGTGTATGGCTTTCCGGCATCGTCCGTATAGTTGAACACATACGCATTTTGGCCTGACCATGTATGCGTGATAGACGCCCTTGCACGGCCTGTGTCTACATAGCCGAAGTCGGTAATGTACCTCACAGCGAACGCTTCTGCCGTCTTGCCTAATGCTGACAGGAGCGGCGGCATCATATCGTCTATGGCCTTTGCAAACTCGTCTGAATTGTCATCGAACTGGACAGCGAAATTCAGCGGCATGACATCACTTCCTTTTTGCAGCTCGGGCTTTTTTGGCCTCTGCCTTGACCTTTTTCCATTGGTCGGGGTCGTCATACTTCATATTCTGGAAATCTGCGAACTTGCGCGGGATAAGACCTTTTCCCTTCAATAACGAACGATATTCGTGAAACTGCGCCTTGTCCTTTTTGATGTTCCGTATACGCGTGAACCGTCCGTCACTGTCATGGGCGTTTTTCCACTTGTCATAGGTCATATCGCCCAGCTTGCCGAACTTCTCGAATTTTGGGAGCTGTACGTCTCCCACCACCTCGATGATACGGCAACGGCAGTTCCAGATCTCTTCCGGCGCTCCGTCACGGTCTCCGGGGTAGCGTAGGCCGTTGGAGAACTTGTCGCCTACCTTGATACGCTCACCATCTGCTTTTCGGTGCGTTTCTCGCGTTCGGAGGTCGAGTGTGGCCACCCATTGCAGCTTGATAGGCAGACCCATTTCCTCGCCCCTCACCGCGCTATCATAGCGTCCAGCGTTTTCCGCATTGGTCGTGGCCGTCCTAGCTGCGAGGACTGCGGACTTCTGCGATGCATTGGCAACGTCCTTGATACGGTTTGCCATATCATCTATCGGGTCGCCCTGCAATATGCCTTGTGTGACTGCCGCCGTGATGCGCTGTGAGTTGTACGCGATGTCCCGGCCTACATCCACCTTTAGCGGCGGGAGTAGGTCAGGCTTGTCGCGCAATAGCCGCTCAACAGTTGGCCTATCGTAGAGCGTGTATGTGGTATCAATGCGAAAGCCCTTCTCGATGGCATAAGTACCGTAGTTGTGATTGACAGCATAGACCTCCGGCATAAAGCCGTTGATGATGCTGTCCGCGATCTGTCGGGCGTGGGTGAAGTCTTTAGCAAGAGCCGTGACCATGTCGAACCATCGCTTGCCGCCCATGAGCTTACGCTTGCGCCATTCCTTGTAGTCCTGCTCTGTCCATTCGCCGCTCTGCACTTGCTTGCGCCGTTTTTTGTCAAGCTCACGAAATTTCTTCATGTACGCTAGAGCGGTCGCCCATGCCTCTTGATACGCCTGCGAATAAACCGCCGCAATTTCCTCTTCCATTTGGTCAAGTATCTCGTCCGTTTCCTCACGCCCCGGATCACTCACAACTTCACCCCCTTACTTTATCTCAAAGTTCATGCCGATACGTCCACTCACAGAAAATGTGATTGTTTTATTGCCAATGATAGTCTTTGCAAATGCCTTGATGCTCAATTCACAAGACGGCAACTCGATATATATCCCCGCGCTCTCCGGCGGCATCCACACGGTATAGGGCAGGCCACCTAATACATGTGGCGACCAATTCCAGACAGTCTTGACGCCCTCGATGCTGTACGGATCAGGCGGTGCGACTGTGTACGGCAGACCACCGAGGACGCTGTCGTCCTGCGTCCACGGGTCGCTGTACCAGCTCATGGTAGGAAGCCCACCGAGGTGAGCCAGTCTTTGTCTTTCATCTGGTCGAGGGTCGCGCGGGTCCATCCCGACGGGCTACTACTGATAGTTGCGGAAGGATCCAGCGCGATGATGCATCCAGACGCCCATCGGCTGAGCCTCAGTGACTGTGTAGCTGGCCTCACGGCGATATAGCTATAGCTCATAGCTCCAGCGCCGTCACCGACGAGGTTTGCGCCATCTGTCAAATCGTCAAAAATCATCGCCGACCGTATAAATGACGTGCTTTGGCCGATTATTGCGCCACCGCCGGAAGAATACCTTTCGAGCTTGCTAGGGAAGTGAACTGTTGTTCGTAAAAACAAGCACTGCCAAAAATAATCGCTCCCGCCAGCCGTGTCTGCTGCGGTGCTGATGGATATGGCACAGTCTGTGAAGTCAATTTGTTCTGCAAAACTGCCCTTGTACGACCCCTCGTCGAACTTTATGCGAAAAATGCACCCTCTAAATGCAGGCTTGTTCCCGCTCCCATACGCGACGATAGGACTTGATGCGTCCTCTCGCTTAAAGCCGATATCTATCCTCAGTGCGTCGACGGTCGCGCCTTTCGCGATGCTGATGGCGCTCGCCGCTGTGCGCAGTGTCACCCCAGCAAGCGTAAATCCGCCACCCTGTACAGATGCTGCCGCCCACGTGACCGGCTCCGTCAGCTCTCCGCCATACTCCGGATCATCCGCCGCGTTGATGTCTCTATCCAGCGCTACATATGCTCCGCTCGTCCCTACCGCCGTGATAAACTCGGTCAGTGTCGTAGGGATGTACGGGTCTGCCTGTGTGCCTGTGCCTTGCATTTAGTTACCCCCCTGCAATACCTTGACCATCTGATACAGCTCCGCGAGTGTCGGAGTATATGGTACGTACTCTTTGGACGCACTCCAGTCTTCGAGGGTGCAGAGCATTGGCCTGAAAATGACATTGTCCACCGTTTGCCCCGCTTTTACCACGATGGCGATTCCGCCGCTCCCTGTCGCTGTGCCGTTTTTTTCTACGACCGCGCCGTTCC